CCATCGAAATAATCAACACCTTTAACGGGTGATATTCCGTTCGAACCATCAGTTCCATTCGAACCATCCGAACCATCGAAATAGTCAACACCCTTAACGGGTGATATTCCATCCGAACCATCGAAATAGTCAACACCTTTAACGGGTGATATTCCATTCGAACCATCAGTTCCATTCGAACCATCGAAATAGTCAACACCTTTAACGGGTGATATTCCATCCGAACCATCGAAATAGTCAGTCCCCTTTACAGGGGTTATTCCATCAACACCCCCATCACCCTGCTTTGATTTAGATAGCGACATGGTTTTAGTTAAACTAACACTAGCAGATGTTGCTGTAATTATTACAGAACCACTATCGTGAGTTAATGTATTTACGGTTACTGTCCCCGATGGGGATGTGGTCGAGGTTACCCCAATACCATTTGATGCTGAAATTGTGAATTGTGTAGTTACATCAGTAATACCTTGATAAACCACCATATCAGTCGAACCACCCACAAAACTCACAACATTCCCATCGTATGCTGATGCAAACGTATGTGATTCGTTGGTTAAGAATGTGGTTAGTGCATCTGCTCCAGCATTACCCTTACTACCAGCAGTACCATCAGTACCACCTTCTACTTTAAAAATAGTGGTTGTATCTGATATAGTATCTTTTGAAACTACTACCGCTAATGGTAAATCGGATTTAGAAAGTGATAAATTTTTATATGAAATAGCACCAGTCAATTGACCTGAACCACTTGATATTGTACCACTTACATTCGGAGTAGATATAACACCACCACCGGCTTTTGTAATTATAATATCACTAGCAATTACATCTGATGAAAGGTTCTGTTGTGAAATTGTGAATATTATATTATCAGGAGATGCTGTATTATCAGTATTATCATCAAATGCGTATACTTGAGAATCAACTCCTATTGTTAATGATTTAGCAGTAAACGATTCAGTAACCGAATTAATGGATTCTTCAACCGATATCCCACTAGCTAAATTAAGATGACCTGTTATTGTTAATGTACTATCGTCAGCATCCCATACTAATTTGGAGCCAAGTGATAGATTTGATTCAGAATCTACATAGAACCCGGTATTAGAATTATTATGCGTCCCCACTCCGGTAAATAGTTTCCCAGAACCCATACTAATACCACCAATTTTACCAGCAGTTGCGGTTACAGTCCCCTGCATTGTTACATCACCATTGTTATTTAAATGGAAGTTTGATGAACTGATTTCAATATTCCCATTCGAACCACTAATATACTGTGATGTTTTTTTACCTACAAAGAATGTATCAACTTCTATTGTTGCGTTCGAACCTGATATTGATAAACTCTGAGCGGATGCATCCCAAACCAACTTATCACCAAGTGACATGTTTGAATCCGAATCTATATAGAACCCAGTATTAGAATTGTTATGTGTTCCTGTTCCGGTAAATAATTTACCTGCATCCATTTTGATTCCAGCAATTGAACCTGTGTTAGCCCGTATCCCACCTTGTAGGAATACGTTATTTGTAGCCAATCCATACCCCGGTGTTGGGTTACCAAAAACATAATCGGAGCCAGCTAAACCACTTAAATCACCAATTCGAGTAGCAAGTGCTACATCGTATATAGATGACCCGGTTCTTTCAACTATATCCATATAAGGTGTAGCGGTGTCAGATGGATTAGCGTTTAATTTAATATACCCAGTCCCAATTTTCCCAGTAGATACAACAACTTGCCCATCTTCATATGATTGAGCCGATGATGCTATATCACCTACATAATTCCCAGTTGAACCACTACCATGTGCTCGGGTTACATAAATGTTACCGTAGTTCTCATCTTCGTTACTTTGGTTACCCTCAATAGATGATGAATTAACTAATATATATTCCGTTTGGAATCCAGTACTATCAACTCTCTTTGCTAATAATACCTCACCACTTACAAATCCCTTTACATTTTTCACAGACATCGTTGTATCAGTAGCTGATACTGAGCCTGTTGTTGTTGTTGAGTTAGCAATCCATAACTGACCACCAACGGCATTAACCGATTCCTTTTCGAATGTAGTAGTTCTCATTGTACCTCTAATTCGAACATTTTCGAATTCAGCAGTACCACCTTCAGCCGATGATATCTTCCAACCCTTTAAACCACTAGCGAAATCCTTTGTTTGTAATATACCTTCCGGCTTCATTAAAAGATTACCACCTTCAATAGAATTGGATGTTATATCCCAACCACCGATACTAGCGGATGTGAATTTAGCGAAACCATCTGATGTGATTGATGATGATGCGTTTAATATTGTGGATTGATTACCATCAATTGTCGCTGGAGTGAATAATGAATTAACTGATAAATCAGCGTTTATTACAGTACCTGCTCCAATTATTAATTTATTGTTTTTTGGGTCTAAGTGAAATAAGGATGAACTGATTTCAATGTTATTATTAGAACCACTTATGAATTGAGTATCGTTTGTACCAATGTAGAATTTATCAGTTTTAATATCTAAATTACCACCATCATGCGTTGAAAATATGAAATGCCTATCATCATTATCACCAACCATCTGCATACCTACACCATGAAGAGTATCTTCCCCCATCTGCATATTACCAGAACCACTATAGATTATAAATCCACCGGGTGCCGTTCCTGCTGCAGCGTTGGTTTTCCCATCAAATCCAACTGAGCGAATAAATCCGGATGATACTCCACCCATTTCAATTCCAGTCCCAACTGCATTGGAGATAAACATAGAACCACTTATAAGGTTATTCGAACCACCAATGTAAGAATTACCACCAGCGAATACGAATGGTTCAGTTACACTTTCAGTTCGTGAAATTCCACCGGATGCGTTTAAGTATTGTATTTTTAATCGCTTTGGGTCATCTAAGTTTTCTGATGGGATTGGTACTTTTACATTAATCGATGAGCTGAATGGGATTGTTACCTCATTCAATAATTCATAATCACCAGGCAATCCATCGGATTTTATCAGTATCTTTACCTTATCAACTACACCGGCTATCGGGTCGATTGAATTTAAAGTAAGATTAGCAAATGAGCGTTGATTTTCCGTTGTGGTATTTGAACCACTATGAAAGTACTGTATATTAAATGTAGCTGATTCTATGGCATCGTATGTATGTGTTTCATTAACATACCCATCGAATGAAGTTGTAAACGGAGTTTCCAGCAATATGGTATTAGAATTTATTACCTTTGATATTGATGCGCTATAGAATGTAGAGCTTAATGCGTTTACCTTCGTTGCTATTGGAGTTGCTGGTTTTACAAATGATGATAATATAATTGAAGAACCTACCATTTCAGAATTGAACGAAGTAGCACTACCCTTATCTAATTGAATAATCGGAGTTGTACCCTTATTTATGTAAGATGCACTTAAACCCGTTAATGTTGTGAGTTCAACCCCAGTCCCATTCGATGGTAAATTTGAATATGATTCTATACTTTCAGAAATAAATACAACAGGCGTATTATCAGATTTGAATATTACAGTTGATGTGTTTTGCCGATTACGGTCAACATTAACTACAGTTTGCCATTTTACATTTGGTTTACCCATCCACTCAGCTGGCACCGATGAACCGCTCATATCAACTTTTGATATACCCATCAATGTAATGACAGCATCACCATTTGGTGTATTATCATCACCCTTATCGTGATAAATCCAAATAGAAATCACCCTACTTTTATCTTCCTCTAAATAATCAGGAATTTCAAAATAAATAGGGTTACCATTAGAATCACGCACATCTACTAATATAGGGGAGTTATCCACTAAGTTAGTAGGATGTGCTGATATCCGTAGTAAATTCTTACCTTTGGTTAAAACCTGCGGTACATCTGATACTCTGAAGAATTGTGGTGATGTTGGTGAATTATCACTAACCATCGCTAAACTCTTACTTAAATCTTCTCTTGCTACTTTCTTAAATATTAACGGCATTTACACTCCATATATTCTTTTGTTTATTATAAATATCTAATAGATGAAAATCCATCAACTTTTGATATATCTATAATCTGGTCTACCATATCCCGCGTCTTATCGATATGGGAAATTGTTACTAAAAAATCAAACTGACTCTTTAGGTAATCAAATAATAAATATAGAGAGTTGAAATTATCACTATCTAATGAACCGAATCCTTCATCAATTGCAATGAAGTTTGGTCTTGGTAAGTTTGAAACGTTAATTAGAGCGGTACGAATTGCCACCGATGATATAAACTTCTCCATACCACTTGTCAATTCTAACGGCCAATACTCCTCATCACCATATGCGATGTATGAGTTAATGTTTTTCCCATCGGTATTAAGTAGTATCTGAAAGTCCACTATGGGTTGTAATATATTATTAATTTCAACTTCTAACTTAGGTAATACATCTGATATTAGTTCGTATGGTATCCCATCCCTCTTAACACATTTAAGGTAATACTCATACCCCTCATACTTACGTTCCATATAATCTAACTTATTAATTGAATCATCAACCGTTTCAATTGTGTTCTTAGCAATACGAATATTACCACTTACATCAATTAACTCACCATTAGTTTCATCAATAAGTTCATCTATTTCTTTTAGGTTTTCTTTCCAACTATCAATTTCAAATTGAATTGTGGTGTTATACTCTACGGATTCTCTCTGCTCTTTTGAAGTTTGAATATCGACATTAATTGCAGTTGCTCGGGAATGTAGTTCAGTTAATTCTAAATTACACGACTTACTTTCTAACTCCAATCTATCAATTTTATTCTCATAATTATCAATTTGAACTTTTAAGTTACCAACTACCTCTAATGTAGATGTAACATCAAATTTGATTTTATTGATAGTAACATCAGCAAGTTCAGCCGATTTTGTTTTTTTGAGTTTAGTTAAGTCAGCAATATCAATTTCCAATGTCTTCGCTTGTTCTGCGAATGGTGTGTTTTTATTTGCTATACAATGCTCACACCCATCATCGAATGATAATGAACCAATCCCATCTAAATGAGTCTGTTTATGCAATATATCAGAATCCAACTTAGTAATGATAGACTGTATATCTAATTTCAAATTAGTGAATCTAACGAATCTTAAATGCTTTTGCTTTAAATCAGGCAAATCATATGTATCATATTCCGTTTCTACTTTTGATAGAGAATCCAACGTGAACACCAATGTATCGGCAAATTTACTACACTCATCAATCTTTGATTCTGATAAAGATTTATATGAATCTCTGAGAATCTTTAACTTTTTGATATCAATTATAGTAGAATCTACTGATATTAACTTTTGAATTAATAACTCAATTTGTGAAGATATCTTCACTTTCGATACACGATGTGTATCTAACTTAGATTGTACTCCAGCTAACACAGATTCATTTTCTACTAAACTATCCTTAGCTTCTGCTAATTTCTCTGTGAAGTTTTGATTCTTATAATCTTTAAGTAAAGTACTTAATTCTTTGATTTCTTCGTTTGCAACGTAATATAACTCCTCAAATACATCCATGTCTAAGAATTGAGCTAATAACTCTTTTCTTTCTTTTTGTGTTTTCTCAATGAACCCGCTATTATTAGATTGATTTGACATCGCAGTTAACGTAAAGTCCTCATATGAACCTACATACTGTCTAATTATTGAATTTGTTTCTCTACGCTCTTCACCATTTAATGATTCAGTATCCCCATCTTCATTTATTCTGAAGAAATTAACATCAACTTTAACAGTACCACGCTTTGGTGATTTCTTAGCAACACGTTCAATAAAATAATCAATTCCGTTGATTTCGAAGTTAAACTTACATTCAAATGAATTCTTTGAATAATTTAAAACATCAAGTGCTTTAGCCGTTCGGGAACATTTATCAAATATACAAAATGAAAGTGCATCCCATAGAGATGATTTCCCACTAGCGTTTGGAGCAAAGATTCCATATGTACCTTTCATTTGGCTGAAGTCTATTGTGTTATCACTTCCATATGAAAACATATTAGAAAACTCAAATGTTTTTGGTTTCCACATAATATTCTTCATACCAACGGCTGGTGTTAGTTTAGAGTTTATATCGGTATTTATATTACGAATTACCTCTAAATGCTCATCACTTACCACAAATCGGTCTGATAGGAAATCTTCAATAAGTTTATTCTGAAACCCTACATCTCTTACGTTTTGTAAAATCACAGAACCACTTCCGTTTGAATCCTTTGTATCAGTTATTACCTTTTGGATAGCAACTTCTTGTACCTTTCTACCAACTCTAATATCCGATAATAGTTTCTTTAAATCAGATTGAGTTGTATCCTTCACTCTAACCCTCATTCTAGGCTTATTTGGTATGATTGGGTTACCAACTATAGTTCCACCCTCTACATCTACTGTAACGTACCCATAATCATTGTGAATAGGAACGAACTCAGATTTTTTAGTTGGAACATCCCATACTAAGATACCATGCTCTGGGTATTTAGCTTCTCCGTGGTTTTGCATAATAGTTGAACCACAATACTTAATAGTACCCTCTGAATTTAGTGATTGGTTTGGGACGTGAATATCTCCCAATAGAACTAAATCGTAACCATCAAATGATTCTACGTTTACATTTTTATTCTCAATTTGGAATCCATGTTCTGTTTCAACTCTATCTACAGGCCCGTGATATAGTGCTATTTTAAAATCACCATCAACTTCATCCGATGGGATTATTTCCTTTGATTCACCGAATACCGATGAATGTGAAAATGTCAATCCACCCATTTCCCATACACCATCATCTTTTAGATAATGTAAATTTGAATGATTTAGCGCATTAACAATTGGAGTTAGTGCATCTAACCTCGATGGGTTATTTAAGTTTGCATCGTGATTCCCTGGTATTAATACCGTTGGTAGTAAATCCGATAATGTTTTTAGAAATGTTTGTGTCATTTCTATTACTTCAGGTGTCATATCAGTTTTAGCGTGAACTATATCACCTGCTAAAACTATAATTGAATCATCCGTTTTTGTTTCTTCGATATGTTTATATAAATTCTCAAATACCTCTCTATATTCAGAGTGTCTTTTTAAATTTCTAATATGCACATCTGCTATATGATAAATCTTAATTATCTTTCCAGCGTATTTAATTTTAGTTATTTTCCTCATACTCCCATTAGCTTGTACTCCATTAATTTCATTAGAGTAAGTTCTTTTGTATTCATCATTAATTTATAAAAATCATCAAACCCTAAATCCGATGGGTCTGAATCGTTCATTTCTATTATATGGACATCAATCCCCTCATTCATTAGATTCTGTGCGAATCTTAGTGCGTTGGTGAATGCATCCGAATCTAATGCGATGTAAATTTTCTTTACACCCTTAGATAGTATTTGTTTAAGTAATTCCGATTGTGGTGATTTACCAAATAGCGGTATTGCGTTCATACGAATTGCGATTGCGTCAAAAACACCCTCACATATAACAATTGGTAAATCCCAATTAACAAGCATCTCAAATCCAACTACATCTTTAGATGCATCAGGATTCTTATGTTTGTATGCACTTTCATAAAAACTTCTACCTACAAAATAATTCAATCTACCACTGGAATCGTATGATGGTACGATTATTTTGTTCTTATAAACACCTTCCTCACAAAACCCAATATTATACTTAACAATATCAGATGGGGAAACTCCCCTCTTATCTAAGTAATTTAACGCATGCTTTCTATATACCGATGTGGTTGATTTCCATAATGGTTGGTATTCAGCTGGAAGTGTTACTACAGTATCAACTTGCTCAGTAGTGGGTGTAGTTTGATATTTGTATTTCTTACTGAATATTGAGTTATGCTCATCCCAAACATCCTTAGATACCTTTAGCTTTCTGAATAGTGAATTAATAGTCTTACCCTTTTCATCCGATATCCAACAGTGCCATGGGTTATTACCCTCAGCGTTTAACTTAATGTTAATTTCTAACTTTGGCTTGTAGTGGTCTACGAATGGAGAGTAAAACGCATAGTTATTTCCCGATGTTTTCTTCGAAACACCTATCACCGATTCCAGTAAGGTTAATAGTCTATCTTCCATATGAGAACAAATATACGAATAATAATTGAGTTATCCAAAGAAATTCACATTTTCTTTTTCGTCTATCCATTCTTGGGGTATCACCTTAGCGGCCCACTTGATTTTGTGCTTATCACACCATTGGGAATATGTGGTTTTTGAACCCTTATATATCTTACCATTGGGTGATTGTAAAACAAACCTTAAATCAATATCAGGATTCTGTTCTTTGATAAGTAAATGCTTCTTCCTATCCTCTGGGAGAAACCACCCCTTTGATTCTATAAAGATACCATTTGGTAATCTAAAATCAGGCTTATAAGTATGATTTGTTTGTGGTATGATATATTTTATATCGTGTTGTTCGTATTCACCATCAATCCCTTGAGCTGAAAGTTGCTCATTGATTCGTGTCTCAAGTCCACTTTTGTGGCCTTTTGATTTTTGAATGTGGCTCCAATTACCTTTTGCCATAACTTATTTTGTTTTATTAATTAGTGTTTGTACTTTATCCTATCAAGTTCTCGTTCTAAAAACTCTACTTTTACCGATAGGGCAGCTGCTTCGGCTCGTACTTCCATAAGTACATCAGTACAATTATCTTTATCCGTTTCCAAGCGTTCTACTCTTGAGATTAAATCATCTCTATAAATAGTTTGTTCGGATTTAGCCTCTTTTGCAGTCTCGCGTCTATTACGAATCAAAAATTCATAGAACTTCCAACCACCTGCCCCGAAGATAACAGATATTGCTGTAATTATAATTGTAGTTAAATTTTCACTCATAATAGCGATTTATGTAATATTTCTTTTTTTACTTTAAATAATACCCATACCCACATAGAAGCATACCAACATGTAATAAGAATATTCTTAGCATCAAGAACAGTAAAAGCCTCTCCGTCTGCACCAAATATATTTACTAAGTATCTGATTGTAGAGAATAGGTAAATTATTAAATAAAATGATATGAATCTTGCTAACCATTTTTTGTTATGTAAAAATACCAACATACCTAAACTGCCTATCAGATAAGTAAAGTATAACCAGTATGTATTCGGTTGTCCTAAATCTTCCCAATATGAGTATGTTGTCCACAGAACCATATTATTTAGAATATCACTAGCTACCCACATGAATAAAAGAGGTTCAAAGTCAAAATAGACTAAGACATCTTTGATTTTTTGTAAATATTTCCCTACTGTCATTTATAACTATTTTATTTAAACGCCTATATCCGGCTTATCTAATTTGTTCCAAACAAACTTACCATCAGTTCTCTTATAAACAGTAGTGTTAGTATTTGGTTGTAATGAACCAGTATTAGGTGTTCCGAATGGTCCATCTAAATCTAATCGTACTTTGATTGTAATATCAACATCACCTCTATTTTTGATAGGAGATGCTAATTTACTAATTGCTATTAAATCACCATTTGGATTATATAACCCAATTGTTGTAATATATGGTGCGAAATCTGAACCTGTTACGAATGGTTGTAGAAATTCACTATTTATATCGTTATTCTTTTTTAATGATGGATTTTGTGATACGTTAAATTCATTAGCACCAATCTCACATAATAATGCGATTTCATGTAGTTGCTTTGATGATTTATATTTAGTAACAAATCCATTATTAGAACCGTATTCCCAATTATCATCACCTACCCATACGTTTTTATATATTGGTCTTGGGTCTGATACGACCATAATACCATGTTTATAGAATACTTCACCTATAACATTTGATTGGTATGCTGAGCCTGTAACGTAATCGTTATTCGATAGGCTTGATATTTGAGTTTGAGTTAACCCCTTTCTATATATACGAATCTCATCTAATGAGCCGCTTAATGAATTGAAGTTTGATTTCTTATCCCAGTCTTTATCTGATGTGAACTTTGAGCCAAATAACATATCATATGTATTTGATGTTTGCTCTTTTAAATTTACCGAAGAAGATACTTCCTTAACACCATCAATATATAACTCTAAAAGAGAGCCGGTTTTATTAAAAACAATATGATGTTGTGCTGTATCGTTTACTTGGGTAGTTGATATAGCTTCAACGGTTTTGATTCCATCTGAAATAGATGCTACAATTTTACCATTATCAGCTTCACCGTTTTGGTTAACAACTTTTAAATCGAATGGGAATATAGGACTTTCGATATTTCTACGTCGTAGTATATTCGTGCCCTTTTTAGTCATACCATAATCTTTCTCAGTACCATTCTTACTTATAATAGAATTATAGTTAGATGTAGTATCTGATTGTGATGTTGGTAATATCGTCCATAATGAAATGGCGTAATCGCTAGATTTGAAGAAATCTAACTGTTTATTATGGTCTACTCTAATATACGAGTCCGAGCCATTAAATGTTACTTTAGTTCCAGTCGGAGTTTGCTCCTGACCAGTTGTTAAAATTCCATCATTGTACCATAAACTCTTTCCGGATGCGTGATTTGAATGACCACTTCTATCTTGTATAACCGAATCAGTATTAGCGTTCCTAGAAACAACCTCATCATTGAATCCCCAATATCCAATTAAATCACCAAATGCTACATATGAGCTGGTGTTTAGATTAGTATCAGTAAGGTATCCATGGTATTCATCCAATTTAACATCAATGATATTTAATTCATCTAAAAGTGATGAACTAATACTATAATCCGTAATGGATACACTTCCAGGTTTTACACCATCACCCATTCTATTATGGGGAATTGAAAATATAGATGCCGATGCATATAAATCCCTTTCGGAATTTGTTCTATGCTTAAAGAACATCTGATTTAATCCAGAGTAAATTACCTTTTGATGTTTTGATTGTAAAAATGAAGTAGAGTTGGATAATGTATTATCCTGCTGGTCAACTTCCCTATATGCAGGTAAGTGTACTGATTCTGAAACGTTTATCTTCTCATTAAATCCAGGAGATACACCCTTTAGGACAGATATCTGATGATAATCTGTTCGAAAATTAACATCAGTAACAATCCATCGTTTATGGGTGTTAAAGGGAGTGAGTTGTAACCCACCCCCATTTATTGGTTTTAGTGCTTCGGCCATTTGAAATCATTGTAATTCTTAAAAATCTAATTTAACTTTAACTAATACTTCGTTTGCGAATGATTTTAAAATTGGTTTAGATAATTTAGCAACTCCTAAAAGTTCCTGATTACTGTTGTATAAACCAACTGTTGTTATATATGTTTTTGGATTGTTTGCGAATGTTGGTTGTTTAAATGAACCATTAGAACCAGTTACAAATGATGGGTTATTTGAAAAGTTATATTCACCATTTTTAGCTCTTACGAAATAATAAGTAGATTGAACTCTCTCTTCATTTCTTGCAGCAAATCCTAAATTAACATCAACTGTAGCCGAATGGCTGATTGAGGTTAGTACTTTCATATGATTATCACCGTTAATGTTTGAACCAGTCACAGCACCGAAGTTTAAATTCTCCTTATTCATTGCATCAGCGTTTAATATAATAACACCCTGCTCTGGGAATACAGTTCCATATACAGGAGATGCTGAGTGAACCCCATTTAAAATAGAACCCGATACTAAGTTGTAGTGTCTACCAATCTGTGTTGATGCTTGTTGTGTATCAGCTGAATCATCAATTAATGATGTGATTGTATTAGATGCGTGAGGTGAAACGTTCGAACCAGTGTTTGAACTGTTTACAGTAGTATCACTTAACTTTGCCAAATTCAATTGGAAGTTACCAGGATCTAATCTATCCTTTAATCTCGCTCTGTTAATATTTATAGCGTAAATGTGTTGTGATGCTATGTTTTTAAATTTAAATACTCTCTGATTATCAGGAAGTAATATTTGAGCGTATTGTGAATATATTGCGTTTGATGGTGAATCTTCATTCAATCCTAATGAACCACTACCAGCGTTATGCCCGTATGTTACTGAGAACTGTGCTTCAGATGTAGAATCTGTTGAAATTCCATCAAAAACTTCATAATAGTATTGTTTTTGAGTTGATGATTGTGCTGATGATGTATGAAATGTAGTTAACGTACCAACGTTACCACTCCATAAACCTCTTGTTACTTTCTCTACACCACCTTCTACTACATCACCCACTTTGAATGCTGTGTAAACTCTTTTTGATGTATTAAACGAACCTGCTGGTAAAACTGCCATATCTATTTCCTTTTAATATTTTCTATAATGTTGAATCGATTGTATTACCTACCGATATATCTGGGTTATTTGTTACAGTCAATTCTATTTCCGAACGACCACCTGTTTCATTTCCTACTACGAATATCTTAGTTTGGATATCTGTGTTATCTGCTAATACTTTAGAAAGTATTGTAAACGTTGCACTTGTACTAACAGTTACACTTCTTCTATCTTCATTTGAACCAACTGAATCTTCATTCGGCCCAATTCCAGCACCATCACCAATAAGTGTTGCTGCATCTGAGTTTAATAATGTAACAGTATATCCTAATGATTCATTCCCACCGTTTTTAGTTTCAATAGTAACGATTTGACGTCTACCACCTTCTTCTAATTTAAGTGTTCCTGGATTCGTTTGTAGAATTGGAATACGGATTGTATTTTTCGGTAATGTTAATAGCTTGTATCTTAATGAGTAGTTCTCATCAGTAACAGATTCTACCACCGGCATATTCTCTATGATTATACCATAGTAATCAGAACCTAGCGGATGTGCTGGATTCCATAGTTCGTAGTCTACCTCATCATCAGCCAATCCAAATTGACTAATTACAAAATAATCCCTACCTTTTGCCAGTAACTCTCTACCCTTTTTGGTTAGAATTGCGTCTACTGTTATCGATGAATTGTCTAAATATCCCATAATGTGTTTCTCTGTTTACAATTTTATTCTAATAATAAATATGAGAATAAATCTTTTTAAGTTAATTTTTTAGAATTTACCTTCCTTTAAAGATAAAAACTTTTTTAGTTTGTGTTGTATTTAATATAAATCTTAATTATTTTACCATTACCTATGTAATAATCAGCTAAGCCTATCCATCGATACACCAGCTCGTTCCATTAATTGTAATTGAACTTCATCGGATGTTAATTGAACTTTCATCATCTCAAGCTCTCTAACCGATACACCACTTTCTTTTAGTAAAATGTAATCAGATTCGGTGTTATTAGCATTCAACCGTTCCCTTAAATCCGTAAATATGAGCTCCTTTTTGATATCATCATTTGCTAACTCAATTCTATTAGAAGGTCGTATAAGTATATCATCTGAAGTTGTTATTGAATTCACATCGAAATCGGATTCATCACTCTCAACTATATCCCTATGTGGAATTATAGGTCGACCCAATCGTAGTTCCATTTCCTTCATTTCTTTGATTGACCTCTCAACTTTAGTAAGGCCATCTAACTCTTCATTCTCAGCATGTTTTACTCTATGTTCTATAAGTATATCCTCTTCGAAAAAAGATTGAATTTCATTCTCATCTAATTTATTTAATTGTAACCCCAACTCTTTCTGCTTTCGCTTCTTCTCATTAGCCAATCGTTCAATCTTTAATTTTTGAATTATAATTTGCTGAGCCTTATTTTCCTTCTTTCGCTTTTCTACTTCTTCTACCTTCCTATCAATATCGATAGTTTTAATAGTACGCTCAGCCACAAACCATGGGTATGTTTTCTGAAGGTGTATATTGAATTCTAACTGCATTAGTTCGATTTTCTCTAAAAATAAAGAATGTCGTACATTTTCATCAGTAATAGCTCTCTCATAGTCCAACTTACGTTCAGCCTCTATTAACCTTCGCTTTTCCTCTTCCTTAAAGATACGTTCAGCTTCTTCATCAGAATAACCAAATACACGAATAACCTTTGGTGGTGATGGGTCTGGCGTTACCTCAGTTGATAATATTTTGATTAAATCATCTAACTTGGTTTTATCCGAATCATCCACTATTATATTGTCTTTAATTACAATACCAGTATCCACTATAGGTTCGGCTGGTTTTATAATATCAGCTAATTTAATATCCTCAGTTTGATGTTCGTTTTTAATTTTAATTAAAGGCTTTGAATATGCTTCTTCTAAATACTCAGTTACAACATCACGTTGTGGTTTAACCAAACTGATATTATCATTAACTACAGCACTCTGTTTAGTAGTAACATTACGCTTATTACGTGAGTTACTACTAATTCTGCCATTACCTCTACTATTGCTTCTTGCCATATCTATAAATATTGGAAATAATTATTATCTACTAAGTGGTTTGTGGTTATCACTATCATCATTTTCTTTTCTACCATCAGTTCGGCGAGAATTCCTTACACTATGATTAAACGTATCACGCTTAACGGTTCTGATATCATCGGGATTTAAACCACGATCATTAGCATCACGCATTTTATCATTCTCTATGGATATATTCATTTCATCCTCTGTAGTTAATATATCCTCACTCATTGGAAGTGGTTTTACCCCACCTGTGAATTGTGGTTTATTGATTATATCAAATTCAGCTCGCCTTCGTTCTTCTTTATCACCTCTAAACTGTTCTTTTTTAATTCGAACTAAAAATTCATCATGTCTAGCATTTTCAATTTCTATTAGCTTTGCCAATTTACGTCTAAATGCTCTTACTTCAATATCATACTCCTTTCTAAGCTCATATACAATATATTTCCATACATACAGTTCTTTTAAATCTACTGTAGATATATTTGTTTTAGAATCCACATTTAAATTACCCTTATCACCAGTCTGTGATGTGTAAATTAATACACTAGGGTCTGCTGTGAATAATTCAATTACACCACGCCCATCCGGGGTATCCGGTGAATTTGATGTTAACGAATCGGATGTCATTTTACACCCATTGAATCTAAGATTAGCTGATGCTAATGATAATTCATCAGTTGAAGTATCCGATGGTACTAATGATGATGAGCTACTCAATCGTAACGATGCCGATGCTGCTGTACTATAGAAATAAACAGGCTTCATACCGTACTTTGATTTTTTACTATCCACAACGGATGTTGCAATAGCGTTGTAGTTCCAATATCCATTTGAACCAGTGTTCCACCCAATACCATAACCAACATCAGCGCTAGCCGATGGTGTTAATATAGTATATTGATATACAGATGCGTCATACATCGACCTAACAATTGGGTTACCCATGCTTTCTAAATCAACTCTATTAGATGTTATTGCGTTTAGTGGGATTGTACTAATACTCGAAGTATAATCATGTACTGATGCGTTTATAACATAAGCCTTATCGATTAACGATATGTTAGCGTTATGATTAATATACTCAGCACTTTGACTGTATGCTGGTAGAATTTTACCCTCATGTAATATATAATCAGCTGATTGGCTGTATGGAGTTGGTATCACAGCCTCATGTTGTATGAATACACTTGATATTGGCATTTCCGGCGTAATAACAGTACTATACTGTGGATTTGTGTATCCTAAGTTAGTTTGTGATTTTTCTTTAGGTCGTTCTAATATATGTGGTTCAATTAAGATACCCGAATTGTAATCAACTCTAGCGGGCATAGTTTGTCTAATCTGTTCAAACACCGAAAAGTCATATTTCGATAGTGTATCAATTACAGTATTGATTAAATTCCTAGAACTATATTTTTTAAATACCTGTCTACGAACGTGGTCTAAATCCTCGTTCTGTTCGGTGTATCCCTTTCGTCTGTCCGGGTCGCCAATATAATCATCTATTTCAAAATACCCAGTATGATTGTAGATATCTTCATTATACATTTTTGTAGCAGATAGATATACACCAACTTGATTTGAATCAACGGGTGCTGAATCATATTTGGATTTTTCCTTTTTATGTTCGGGGTCTAATATCCCAGTTAATTCACTCGCTTCAAGTCTAACTTTATTATTCATAATATTGTTAGCTCCAGCCGATGGTACTTTTGTATAGTACTCCTCAGTAACTCCTCTTAAATCATCCGGCTCAAAATTGAAAAGAGATGCTGATAGTATCGTGATACCATCCTCTAATGTAGTTATTTTCCTATTTGGGTGTTGAGATACAATACCATCATATGAGTGTATTACATTTTTAAGTTGAGAATCTGGAATGAATCTAAATTTTAAATCGAAGTAAGATGAGGTTGCTGAGTTACCATGATACGTTTCTCTCGATAAGGTATGCTCATCAACAACGATATCTTTTAATGGATTTGCCCAATAACGAATCTCTTGTATAGAACCACTTAATGTATTTGCTGAACCCCAATGTGGGATTAATGAGGCTGGTACAGCTTTACCTATATTAAGAACCCCACTACCAGTCCACGCAGCATTGTATGATGATTCAGTTGAACCATCGATATCAATACTAGCTGATTTGGATATAGTAATAACATCCTTTCGATTTCGTCTGTACTGTAATTTATATGTATTATCTTTAGTGATATCATCTACAGATACTTCACGTTGTACTAATAGAGTACTCATTTGTCTATCAAAGATAGGTACATCTAATATAGATGCTGATTTATACCCAGCACTACCACTAAGGTACATATGAATATTACCTCTACCAACTTTACTTCCAGATGGTTCTAATGTAACTGCAAAGTCATCACCCTTATGTAATACTGATGTGGTTCTACTTAACTCATTTTGTTGAAATTGTAATTCCAACGTATCAATTGGATTAGGTTCACGATTATTATACGTTTCAGGGTCAATATCATTTATCTTACCCCAAGGTGCCGTAATGTAGTTATCAGTATCAAATCTTAAATGATATACAAACTTATCATGTTCCCATATCGGTCTAACATCATCAACCATCGGACCACCATACTCTCTAATCGATAGAAATGTTTGTGGGATACCATACGTTGCAATTAATGCCTTTACTGCTCTAGCAGAACCTTTTGATTTCAATAGATACGGGATGTTGTTTACAATCCTTCTCCAAATTTCATTATTATACTGTTCATGTGATTTAGTAGGTAAGCTTCCACTTTGAATGTAGTTACCAAACTTATCAGTACCCACCCCATAATTCCATAATTCAGAACGGTCTTTACTTTGAGTTAATTTCCAACCCATACTTGATGCAACTTCATATAACATCTCATTCGGCATACCATCATATGGATGCTCCTCACGTTCGTTAAGGGTAGTTAATGAGTTAATATAACTCCAAGTTATATCATAATGATGTCCTATCATATCAATAAATAAAACATAATCACTATTCTGCGGGTCCTCTACAATTGCAGCAGGAATCATTTTTGTTAAACGAGCATCATTAAATGCATCAAATATACTAGCCGAATCAATCAACCCATTATAATGAGTTATAGCTTGTGATGCTGTTACACTATAATTTATGTTAGGGTATTCTTGGTATTTAGGCCACGGCTCCATTGTATATGCAGATGAACTATAATGTGTATATAACGAACCAGTCGATTCATAGTACATCCACTTTTCCCATCCATCAAAACCACTTATTACATTTGATTTTCTATTTAATGATTGTGATATGTTAGTTAGCGCTTCAGAACCTGATGTATGGTTAAGTGTATTAATTCTCTTCTCATACGATTCTATTAGTTCTAATTTATATTTTAAATTATTAACTCGCTCTACGGCCGATGAGTAATTAACAAAGTTTGTAAAGTTTGAATAATCGATATTTAATGTTGAACCACCTGATGATGAACTCACATATTTATCTATAATCTGCTGTGATGTTGATAAGTTAGTATCTAATAAAGTATTCCATGTCTTTAAATCCGTACCCTGTGATTTACCATAGTTACCCATATCTATCTTAAAGTTTGGAGATGAGAAGTTATCAGTCACCTCAGCTACTGCAAATGGATATACTAATAATCGCTCTATATACGAATCTCTAACTAATCGTGCTATTGATGGTCGGTGTATATGTAGTGAATCTTTTAATGGCTTATATAGTTTAACCACAACTCGTTGTAGTTCAGATGTGTTAGTTAACGTTGGATTGAAGTAACGAACTTTAGCCGTATCTTTATATGCTTGATTAGTTCTATAACCATCAGTTGGACCATCCCAATCACGCCCTTCCATATCACCGGGTGTATAATATATTGGTTCATTGTTCGTATCATGCTCTTGCATAAATTCGGGGATAGCACCGGCTGCTATAAGATTAAACTTTGCAGCACGACCAGTAGCAGTACGTTCCGTTTTATTTTTAATATACCTCTTACTCATTGGACCAAATGATTCACGTTGAAGTGGGCTATCTAATAATACAGCATCTCTAACTTCTATCCAAAAGTTATCATCATTATTGGTTATGGGGTAGAATGTAGTAGTAACTCCGTTTTCAGCCGTACTTTTTGGATACGGTATATCTGATACAGTTTCACCTACTCTAGGATTATTATTAAAATCAATACCAATTATGGGAATTATTTCATTTTCTCCAAAATTTAAAACCAATTCATCTTTATAAGGTAATGGTGTGGTTGGGTTTATAGCTGAGTATAAATCACCAAATGAATTACCACCATCTACCGATAATTCGATTTCAGTTCGGTCTGATGAAATCCTATGTATATCTACGAAGTCAGTTAATGTATCAACAAAATTATATACAATACTGTAATAACCCTTTTGTATATCAGCTAACCTTACATCATACTCTGGGTTTATTAATATATCATAAGTTGATTTAGTTTCAGTATCAGTTGATGGTATCCAATTTAAAGATTCCTCAGTCGATGATAATAAAATATCACCCGAATAAACGTGCTTCTCAACCTTAGCAAATACTAAATCATCCGATGGGATTGATGTAGTAGTTTTACCCATTCGAATTGTATCACTCTTTGAATACACTTGAGTGTGTTCAACTGGTACTTTTGATGTCGTTAATATATTTTTATTTTCAAATCTATCTATTGCCATATTAACCTCTTCTATTATCTCTTCTATCGTCTCTTCGATTTTCCGATGATTGATGTGATGTTGTATTATATCTACTTGCTGCTACACTTGAACCAGCACTCATAGTGATTTCGGGTGCCTCACTAACCACATTAGTGGGTTGTGTATTATATACCTCACCCTCATCTGATACTTCAATTTCCCAAACACTCGTTTCACTTCGTATGAACTGACCCGTTGGTGCTGATGACTTACCTTGTAATTGCCACTCATCATATGCAATCATATCTTCATTTTTAATAACAATATCACTTTGTAATGTCATTGATTTATAATCAGTAGTTGCGTTGGTTGTTTCATACGATTCCCCCATATGGGCTGAATTACCACTTGCTCTGAATCGATGTAACCCTACTGAGTTTTCCACATTCCCAGTTATATTTTGATTTTTAAGGCTAGTCACATATTTCATTTTTAAATCACGACCAGATTCAATAAGCTCAGGGGTGATTAGATATCTACCCGGAGTCACTTGAGTTGGTCCATATACCACTTTTGTAAATTTCAAAGTTTGATATACGGCGTGGTTATGATTTACAGCTGAGTTGTTATTAATTAGATTCGGAAAGTTCAATAACCCCCATACATTCCCATTTGGTGGGGTGTTGTGTGATGTATCTATCATATACCTAGCGCTGAATGTATCAATGAATTCTACCCCATCTTCATCTTCGAAATCAAGCTCAGTATCATCTACAAATGGAGCGCTTGGTGGTACGAACTTATTTAATGCTAAATGAGAACTTCGTATAATATCAAGTTCCAATTCCGGTATCGGTTCAACTAGCATATATGGAGCTGAATGTAACACCTTATTATAATCGGTAATTACAAATGAGGTTCGATGTCCCCCTAATTTTACATACCCATAACTCATTGGAGTTTCTTCAGGTAATGTATATGAGATTATTTGATTAGAAGTGTTACGTCTAATCTCCAATCGTTCTAGCTTTTCAGCTACTATATCTATTGTCTTTTCTGCCATTATCTAACTACTTTAAATACGTTACCATCATAATACGATTTTGTACTTCCATTATCAACTCTAAATTCAAGTTGATAAAATCGTTCAGGTTGAAATGTGTTAAACCAAAAGTCAAAATAATTACCATCAGCATCACAACTCACTTTGGTATATTTTGTATCGAATGGAACTATCACTAAATTTGTTTCTGCATCCCTTATCTGGTAATAAGTAGTTTGTGGTAAATATTTTACATCAGTTAATAGAGATGTTGATGAGAAAGTTCGTTGTGGGAATCTCTCTCTACCAAGCACTCTTATACGAGCTTTTGATGTTTCTTTATATTCTGCCAATAAGTTCTTTGGATATACTATAATGTTAGTAGATACCAATGGTAATAGTGAACCGGTGTTGAATTGTGAATCATCCCATCGAACATCCAATGTTGGAACATAAATAGTATTCGTTTCAGATGAAAAGAATTTAGATGAACCATATCGAGTTGAACCACTCTCTGCGGTTGCTGGTCTTTTTACAATGAACCCATCATTAGGTCTACCACCCGATATCCAATCATTAACATATGATGTAACGTTTACACTTAAATCGGTTGTGTATTTGTTGAATATCTGTGATACATTTGTGTTATCAACTGATGATGTGTACCAAGTTGCACCACCCGATTGTTGATGATATCCAGCAGCAGAAGTTTCTACGGTTGGTAATGAGCCTGATGATGTTATTTTAAAATCATCAATCGAACCAGTCCTACCACCTACGATTGAACCACTTTCAAAGAAAGTATATGCAAATGTATAGTTACCAGATTGTAACGGAGTGAATGTGATACTTTGTGTTGTTGGTGTTGTGAATGATGATGTGAGGTTTGTAATCCCACTTCTCATCTTTATACCATATGGATTATATAGAGCAAATCCGATTTCAGGGAATGTCCCATTATCAATTAAGGTCGTTACTGTGTATTCTAATGTAGAATCTAATATCTTATTAAATGTAGCATCACCGCCACCTATATTACTTGATTCCAATGTTAATTTGGATTCAGATACAGCCATCGTTGGTAACACCCCATTAGTGTTTTTGATAACATTTTTCAATGCAAATCCACCAGTGTTTAATGCGAACGTTTCCCAAGCTACAGTATCACCCTCTATCTCATATACATATACCTCATCAAATGATGCAGTTTTAGTTGGATATAGTGTTTCATTTGCATCAAAGAATGTATATCTAAGTTTATGAACACCACTCATTGTTGATGTTAATTGAAATGATTGAGTAGCAGGCTGTGTCATTGTAAAACTTTCATAGTTCCCAAACGCACCATCAGTTTTTACAACACCAGTCGGGTCTTCAAGTCTAAACTGAACATCAGTAAAGGTACCTGGATCCAATTGGAATTGTAATCCGTATGTTTTGTTTTCTTCTAATTGAGCTGGGAATACTAATGTTGTTCCGGAGAATTGCGATGCTGATATAATTAATTTATCATCTTGTACAAACGCAAATGGGGGATTACCCGCCATATCATTAATTGACTCGGTTAAATAAGCCGAACCAGTCGATACAGTACCAAACCCTTCATATAAAATAATACCATCGAGTGGTACTCCTCGGTCGGATACCTCATTAAATACACTCGGATTAGTTATGTTCCATTTAGTATTACCAGTCCTATATACCCAACTTGCACCATCGTTCGAGTGTGGGTTGTAATTATATTGACCAACACCACCATCCCAACTTTGTGATATAGGGAATACCTCCAAGCTATACTCAGCATTTACTTCCACTTCCTCAACTGATGTTAGGTTAAGGTAGAATTCAGTATCACCACTACCGGATATCGAACCATTCACAATTGATTGTGATATGGCGCTTATATCAAATTTAGAAAGTATCCGACTGTTACCAACCCAGTTATTAGTAATCGGATTAAATATCTTAGATACTTCTAATATCTGGTCACCTCCAGTATTTTGGTTTGTACGAGAGCGTTCCTCGTATATGGTAGTATCTTTTTGTGCGTATGTTCTATATATCATTATTTATCTCCTTAGAATGATTGGGTAATAACCTGTCCTCTAATATCACTATTAGGGAATTTAATTTCAAATATTGATGGGTCTTTCGGTGGGTATATAATACCACCCTTAGTTGCGTTTTTGGTACTATATTTATTAGGTGCATAATTACCATTAAATTTACAGTATATTTGCAATCCACCATTACCCTCTTTATCGGGTCTTGGTACACTCTGTACACCATCAACTTTATCTAATAATACATAAACCTTAGATAAATTAATTGGTTCATTAATTCTCCAATTGTCAATATTAAAATAATCCTTTAATGCTGCTATACTTCTCAATAGAACTTCATTAGAATTATATTCAGGTAATACTGTTATTTCAAAATCAATTCCTAAATTAACAATATGTGCATCTTTAATATTAACTGCATCAGTTAACATTCTGTAATATGATATGTAATTTCTAAGATTAGTTTTAGTTGCTTTATTTAATGGTACTACCTTTTTCTGATTATTATACCCCATTGTATATAAATTCAATGCTAATGGGTTTGGAATCTCTTCTGATAATGTTGTACCATCTTTCTTCTTAGTTTCCATTTGATAATCTTGTGCTAAGTATGCTTTTGCTACCGAACCAAATTGTGGTGGTAATGCGTAACATCTCATTACATAATCTTCTCTAGTAACCGTTCTATTTTGAGCTGCGAACCACGCCATTGCGTTGTTACGAATTTCATCCATCGATTCTTCACTCCTCCCACCAATTGCGGCTTCAGGGTTTGATACTGCCAATGAACCTTTTATAAATCGTAATAAATCTTTATCTAAATTAATTTCATTGGCAACTTCTTTAGATGCCCCTAAAATATTTACCAAATCCTTCGCAGGTACATTATCAATTAAACCATTACCAATTAAATATTTAACTGTAAGTGTAGTATTTGATGGAGCAACTCCGTATGTTTTAGTATATAGGAAATTTGATGGGTCAATTCCTTGGTCAATATCACCAACAACATTATATAATGATGAACCCACATTATCTGGATTGGGAATAATTTCCTCATCTGCATTTGATGATATACCAGCTCCAAATTGTATAACCATTGTTTTTTCATCTTCGAATTTAGTTATAAATCGTTTTGGAACTCTATTCAATGATAATAGATATGGAGTATCACTATTGAATTGACTCATATCATTTGAGTTATCTTCGTTGTTTTCTATTTGCTCAAACACAGTATCCTGTGCTAAGAACGGTACATTAGTCCAAACATCACCATCTTCATCTTTAATAGAAGTTACTCTGATAATTTTAGGTTCTTCTAATTTTATCTTATCGTATATTTTTGGAGAACCAAATTCATACGTTGCTGTTTTAGTTTTACCACTTGAAGCTTTTACCTTTTTCTTTAAAAGATAATATACAGGCTCATTAGTGGATTCATCAATTTGATATACCGATACTTCAGTTGGTTCAAACGATGATGAAAATCCGAAATTAATTTGAGATACTGTATTGAACTCAACATCCGAGAATTCAGTAGAACCGATTTGCATCCCTTTATCAACCGTCATTGCGTATGAGTAATCGGGTCTAACATCATCACCACTACCCATTGCTGGGATTAGTTGGAACACGTCCATTACAGTAGCGGCAGGTGTTACGTTTTTTGGTTTATACCCATATGCGGATGCAAGGTTAAATAGATTTGGTTTTTCCTCTGCTGTAGTTAATAGAGATTCTCTTAATTGAACATCGGTATAGAATGAAAGAACATCACCTACATACGATGCCATTTCTATAAACATCATACCAGGTGATGATTCGTTAAAATCAGTATGAGTTTCTGGAAAGTAATTCTTTGAAAAATCAATTAATGTTTTTCTTAATTCTCCGAAATCTTTACCGATTAATGATACATCCTTTTGGACTATATCCGTTTTATTTGCTTTTGCCATAATTGTTTACCTATTATTGTATAGAACCTACACCTGCTGAATCTATAAATATTATTATTTCCTGGTTTGCACCCTCTTCTGATATTTTAAATTTCAATGATATACTTACATAGTTCCTATCAGGTTGGAATTCTACGTTAATCTTACTGATGATTATATATGGTAACCAATATTCAATATCCTCTGCTAATGAAGTTTCCATTTGACCGGCTAACCCAGATTCAATTGGCTCAAACATTAAGGTATATACATCTGCACCGAACAACGGTTGGAACGGACGTTCACCCTTTCGGGTTAATAATAAGTTCTTTAAGTTAGAAATAACCTGCTCTTCAGTTGTATAACTCTGAGCAAATACACCTTTAACTTTACCGAATGGTAATTTAATACCAACGGCTACATCCTTTTGAAAATCATTAGGATTGATTTTAAATTCCTTACGTTGCTTAGCCATTTACTACTTCCCCTTTTTAGCGTTAATGTTTTTCATTAATGCTGAGTAATCTTTTGTTAATGCAGCGCCAACTGCAGCAACCTGTGCATTGTTAGTATCAACCGGTCTACCATCTATATCAGTAGTTGGCATCATATTCGATTGAGCATCACCATACCCAATTGCTTCTTGCATTCCAGCTCTATAATTAAACCCTTGAGATTGATTCTGTTTGAATGTACCTTCCATAGTTTTCCATTCACCCTCATCTGCGGTTTCATTTAATATAGAATTTAACATTGAGTTTTTGGTATATTCAGTTTGCTTCTTTTCTACTATAGTAGTTGGAGCGGCACCTAAAATATGAGATACATCCAATGGGTCTACCTCTTTAGTTTTACGAGTAATAACGTGGGGAGTTTTACGAACCTCCTTAATAATAGGCTTAGAGTTTAATTTAACCTCTTTTAATAACGGTTTTAGTTCCTCTCGTACTACCTTTCTTACGATTAATTCTAATAGTTGTGCTAATTCTTTTGCTTTCATTTGTTTTACTTTTATATAAATATTAAAAACTTTTGTTTTACACCATGCCAAGCCACATAGATGGTAATGGAAATGGTGGGCCCGGTGTTGTTGGTGTTCCGGGTATGACTGTTGCTGTTTGTAAACCACCAACCATCGATAGGTGGTTTATGAATGCAGTTGATAATTTCGTAGCGAATGGTATCCCATATGGCTGATTTACGGATGTATGTGTAAATGCGTTCAATAAATCAGATTGTAGCGCTGGGATTACTCCTCCATTGTTTATGATATGTGATATTGGGATTGGTACTCCGGCCGTTCCAGTTGATGTTGTCATATTAATTGGGTGAAATGGCATTGGGTTCATTGTTGCTGATAACCAATATGTTGATATTTGCGTTGCCCAATCCATAAAATGGATTAGTTGAGGATTTCCCTCTGAATTTCTAATATCATCAAATACCCTTTCTATTGCCATTTTAATAGGAGTATATGGAGCTTGAACCATTACACCATTCATATGAAGGGATGTAGTGGCAGCCTTTACTGCATTATGATATTCAGATGCAATCTTCTCCGCCGTTTCATCGTGGGATTTCCCCTCAGATGAATCATTAAGATATTCACCAACGGATGATATGAATGTGGGCCATATTACTGCCATTATGCTATCCCCAATGATGATTCCGATGGATACGGAGATGATTGATGTGATACTGATGCCATTAATTGTCGTGTACTTTTTCCGAATTTCTTTTGAAAGTGTGGTTTATCTTTGAAACTAGTCCAATCACCACCCCACTCAAATCCATACTTCTTACCGATTTGTCCTAATTTTGCGTAATCAGGCCCTTTCCATACTACGCCACCATTTTTAATTAGTACCACATCAAATGCTAACCCATAATTATGATAGGATGAACCACCCCTAGCGTTGGTTACAATACCACCAGCCGTAGTTCTACCTTTAGCGTATAATTTATTCTGCTCTTCGATTGTTCGTAATGCTTGTGATACTCTGAAATTCATGCCAGCCGCAGCTGCTTCATTAATCATATTTGCAGCATCACATCTAATGATTGGGTGTAATTTTAATATTCTCTTATCCGTATATTTAGTATCCCATGTTGGTGGAATCCCACCCTCACATACAGAATCACTTAACCCAATTGTAGGGTCAAGCCCACCTGTATCATCACCACCCATTGCATCAGAGGTTGGTGTGAATGGGTTTGCTGAACCCGCGTTTGAATTAGAATCATTACCACTTTTAGTAGATGTTCGAGGACCTCGACCCGATTGGGATGAACCCCCATTAGATGAACCCCCATTAGATGAACCACCACCGGAACCAGCCGATGGGGTTGGGGATTCATTAGAACCACCACCCATTGATTGAAATTCACTAAGTAGCTTTGCAACATCTGCTGCGTTTGTGGCAGGCCCAGTTGGACCTACACCAGTAGCATATGTTGCTTTAGCTGATGTTAAATCTGAAAGTTGTTGTATTAATCCCTCTATGATTGTGAACATTTTATCCATATCCATTGCCCAACCCGGAGTTGCTACGGCAACTGATTTAGCACCACTTAATACAACCCAATCAGTTTTGGAGTTTAATACAAGTCGGTCTGAATTTAATATTATTGTTGGAGTATCGAAATCAGCTTGTGATTTGATATCAGATGGGATTTTATTTGATACCCCTAATTTAATTTTTTGAGATGAGGTTAACCATATAGATGATTTATCTGCGGTTATATCCTCAATAGTAAATTTATTATAACTTCCAGCAGAACCACGCCCATTGGATAGAATTGTAATTGGGTCATTAGTTGTTGATGCCGACCAAGAAGGGTCTAGCGTACCACCCGAACCTTTGGGAGAGTATCCGAATCGAAGAGAATGTCCGAATCTACCTTCAATTAATATATCACCTAAGAATGGCTGTAATGAACCCACATCATCACGCTCTTCAAACCCATCACCTAAATCAACATCACCATCGGAATTTCCCGATGCGTTTGGATTACCAGCGGCTGTTTTAGAATACCCAGCATCAGATTCACCGGACTTAGTAGCCTTAGAACCAGGAAGTGCATTAGTATGTATGTTGTTTTGAATCCCAACTGAATTCATATAGTAAGTTCGAGTTGTGTTCGAACCACCTGCCGTTTCAGCTGAATCTGATGTCATTAGTATTACGGATTCACCAAGAATAGGTACTCGCTTTATATTGACATCAAGGGGGTATGCCTTCGTAATTGTATTATTACTACCAACTGATGCTGCACTTATTTCGTATATGTTATTTACATCATCATCAACTAAACTATAACTGACTACAGTTGCGTTGGTTATTTTTGTACTAGCCATTTACTCATCTCCCGATTGTAATACATCTATTTTTTCATCAATAGCTTTAGCGTTTGCCATTAATTGTTTTTTCTCTTCTTCTGATAAACCTAAACCACCACCATCATCGGAGTTTGCATCTTTCATCATTCTCTGAACGATTGCGGCAAGTTTAACTATTTGTTCATCATTTCTAATGGAAACTTCCATATACTCTTTTATTAACGGCACGACAATAGTAGCATCATTAATGTTTTTAACTAACGGTTCGAGTTGAGCTATTAGTAATTTCAGTTGCCTATCTTTCTTTTTAGAATTGTGATATACATCCGACATTATATCTGCAAATGTCTTACCTTTAAATAATTCAGTATCCTTATCCATTTTTCTCCTTCAACGTATGTGTTACTGATAAATATCCATTTTTATTATACTCTTCAAATAATTCAGCGTATAATCCTTTTAATTTACCAACCACCTTAGTTATGTATTGTGTATGAACGCCTGTACGTTCTCTTATAAGTATGTACAATGCCTTCTTATTGTACGAATATAAATCAGCACGTGTTCTAAATAACTCGTTTATTGCATCTGCAATTGCACGGTCTCTATCTTTAGTGAATAATTCATATAAATGATAATCAATATACTCAACGAAGTAATCCATAAAATCGGATTTAGTTTCCTTCATTGCCTCACTTACTACTTCATTGATAATATTTCTGGATGAATCAACTGCTGTTAAGTCATCTCTCGATTTCATTCTAGCGTAGTTAGCGTTGTTCTCATTAAATAAATAGTTACGAGCTACTACTGTAAAGTATGAAAATGCCCTACCGTTATCCCCATTGAACCTATCAATCTTTTCATTTAAGAATGCTACTACATTTGCTTTGATATCCTCATATGGGTCATTAAAGTAGTACGTCTTATAAGTATGAATTACGTTTTCTGATAATTTATCAAATGGGTAGTGAATAAATCTGTTGTAGATTTTATTCTTAAGTCTATCATCATCACAATTATTATACGCATTAATAGCGATTTCAGTTATTTGTGTAAAGTATCTTTTACTTCGTTTCTTTCTGCTCTTCGCCATCTAAGTTATATTCGTTATTTAATAGTTCCATTGCATCTTTAATTTGCTCAAAGATGTATCCACTCTCATCATCTGCTTCAAATGCACCCAATCTATCGATTGATGTCATTCTTAAAAATGCTTTCTTCATTGAAGCGTGTGCTGTTTCAATTAGTGTATCAGTATCATTCAACTCTAGCTCCAGAATCTCATACTTTCGTAATGAGTTCCATAGAGCGTAAGTTATTATTAATATCAATACCACTAAACCTAAAATTATATATTCCATATTATGATTCCTCTATATCACCAAAGATTGATTTGAAATCAACTTTCTCTGGCATTTTAATAGTTTCTAATTTTGTTTTCTTTGCGGGTCTACCACCAACATTCTTTGTTGGCTTTCCACCACTTTGTAATTTCACCCATCTCTCATTTTCAAATCGAGCAGCCATTATATCGGCTTGATGCATTACAAATGGTAGTGATGATTTCAAAGCGTTATCAGCACCATATGCTATAAAGTACGGCTTGTTACCATCATCATATAGCCCATCAGTAAGTTTGATACCTAAGTACTCTACTTCTGAAATTGTTATACCAAAATGATTTAACATCCAAAACGTTCTATCATTAAGATTCATCCAATGCATTTCTGGGTTAGTTTTATATACTTTCCCCTGATTCTCAACATGCCATTGGGAATCGTTTGGGATATACCAACTTTCATCAGCATTCCCAATCTTACCCAAATCATGATGTAATGCGGTAAAGATTACAGTTTCTTTATCATAGTCACCAATCCCTATACCAGCTTCTGAATATAACTCAAACACCTTTACTGCATTAAGAGTAACTCTTAAAACGTGGTCTATATAACCACCAGCAAATGCGTTATGAAAATGTGCAGTTGATGAGGCTGGTGTTAAAACAATCCTATCCTCAAGATGGTCATACATCTTATTAAGGGATTCTAAACGTTCGCCTGTAAACGTTTGATTAATTAACTTACGAAGTTTTTCGTAGTTATCTGCGATTTGTGTTTCATCTAATAAATGTACCATAATTTTTATTTTTTATTTTAAATAATTAATTTTTATTGTTGTTGTGTTTACTATGATTGCTATGATAGTGGTAACTAACTGATTATGAATTAGTTACAACTTCATCTAATATAGAGAACAACTCGCTCTCTCTGTAAATGTTATATGTTTTCTTACCATTCTTATGTTTGAATCCAGTACCATCTAACAATACTACATCTCCAACTTTTACACTCATTGGAATCTGCATCCCAGTATGTGTATATAATCCGATACCAATTGCTACAACAGTCCCTGTCATAGTTGTATCGTTTCCTTGTGGTTTGTATAATCCACCTGATGTTTTATCATCATTTCTTTTTGTAATCTCTACGACTACTCTATCCCCTAAGGGTCTGTAATTTACTTCCATAACTTATATTATTTTATCTATTATTCCTAATTCTAATGCTTCCTCTGCGTTGAGAAAGTAATCATTCTGTTGCTTTTCCATCCACCACTGCTTATCCTTATTTGTACACTCAGCCATAATGTTATTACAATCATCTTCTAATGATTCAGCGAATTTAGCATTTGATTTTAAATCAGATAACTTTCCTACTGCATAAGATGATAATTGATGTACCATTATTTTAGAATGTTTGGATGCTGCTCTAAGACCAGTCCCAGCGGTTAGTAGTAATGCTGCAGCAGACATTGCTGAACCTCTACATACTATGTTTGTTTTGATACCCTCATCTTTTAGTGTTCTGATGTAATCTATTAACCCAAGTGTTTCAACAACATCACCACCGGGTGAGTTAAGTAACATAGTTAATGATTCTAATGATGGGTTAATCTTTTTTAATAATCTCACTTTAGATATAATATCAAATGTTAATCCAGCTGATATCTCATCTTGTACTAATATAAGGTTATCCTTAATATCAATTCCGTAATCTAATTCTCTGAACTCTTGAAACCATTTCTCCGTTCCGTCCTTCATTACCTTATCATAGCTAACATCTACGTTTCCGGCTGTCGTATTACGACTATCATTGTATAAATCACTCATAACAGTTTGTCTTTATTTAATTTGTTATACAAATATACGAAAAATAATCCGAATTACCAAACTTTTTATGATTTATTTCCACCATCACCTTGAGTACCCAATGAATCATTATATTTCCTTGATAACCCACCGTAAACTGTATCCGGCTTATTAGGAGTAACCACATCAGTAACCACTTCGACTTCATCTTGTGTATTATCAATAAGTTCTGCGATTTCATCATCAGTCATATCATCAACCATTCCATTCAGTACCATATCAAGGGCGTGGTCTTCATCGAACTCATCTTCATCTTCATCTTCATCTACATCTTCATCTCGTATTGGATTTGGTGGTGTAGTGTTTCCGAAATATTTATTTATTGCAATCACCATTGCTACAGCTAGCGGGTCAAATACAAATACAATTAATAATGTAAACCAATTTACAATCACATCCATCGATTTCCCAGTAATCTTAGATAGGTAACGTAATGGACCAACTTCTGCTGCAACATCATTATTCGATTCCATATCAAGTACTTGAATATCTAATTTTGTAATAGAGTCATTCAATGATTCCATTTTAGTAGATACAATTAATCTCTGAGATTTACTCTCCTTCAATTGTGCTTGTAGAACTCTTCTTGTTGAGGATGAGGTAGTCGTAATGATTTCCCCTGTCTCTTTATCTTTATACTGAATAGTGTTGTTAGAGAGTCCTTTTGATAATTCCGAAATTGATTCGTTCAATTGAATCTTTTCCAACTTATAATCATCTAATGATTCCTGAAACCTACCTTTCTTTAAATCAACTACTGCGATTTGCTTATCCATAATAGTTAATTGGTCTGATGTAATCTGATATGCCGATGTAAGAAATCCATATATCCCAGCTGATGTAATTAACATTAGGATAACAACACCCGTAGTCAGATATCCCTTTAACAGTATTCCAATTTTACTCCAATTGTTATGTAAATAGGAGGCTACTATTAGCTTTGAGAATTCCAGCGCTGATGCCATTATGATTACTTCTGTTTTTGCTCCTGCAAATAATGAGCTTAATCCAATGACTGAATAATAAGCTGCTGAACCTGATAATGTTATTGTGGATATTACCATCAAAACACCGAATCCAGTACGTTTTGTAAAAAAGTTATTAACAATTCCCATATTTTTTTCTATTTTTTAGTTTTACTAACTTTGTAAATGATATGTATATATAAATCTATTATAATTAATAAGCAGAGTTGATAACAACGACAACTTGACTAATAAATATTAAAAATAAAAGAATTAAATAAAAAAACAAGCTAAACCCGATACTATGCGTTAGCACGGATGACTTGTTAAAGCTTAATTTCCACATCTTTCCTTTCTTTCTTTTAATGTTAAAAATCACCTGGAGCAACTTGCATACAAGTTAACCCCATATCTCTCCACATATTCACGACCTTATCTCTATCGTCAAATACACATAGGATATTATTCTTATCAGGGAATAAATCATCGAGCCATCCCTTTTTTAAATCATCATCAGGCATATAAGCCCAATGCTGACCTGTAGGTCTCATCTTTAGAACATTATAAGGAACATCATATTGCTTCAGCCAATCTACAGTTGCTTCCTTAGTAGCTTTACTCCTCCCACTAAGTATAACTATAGTATGACCGGATTCGTTGAGTACCTGAGCCATTTTAATCACCGAGTGGTTAGGCTCATCCAACTTAATATTCTCAGGGTCAAAAAAAGTATTCCAATTTATTTTCCCATTTGGTTTCTCTGATAGGGCTCTCCTCTTATCTATAAGAGCAAGCGTTCCATCTAAGTCAAAAATTACTGATTTATTCATTTGTTTTATTTTTATGTTTAGTTTTTCTATAGAATTTCTTTTTATTTCTATGTGGTGCTGGGGTTCTCATCCCATCGAACCACTCTTGAATCGTTAGTTCAATTAATTTTAATTTACCTTTACCCTCTTCTGTTTTATCGCTCATAGTATTTCCCCCTTTATCATTACATTGTAAAGATAATACATATTTTGTACTTTTCCAAACATTTAATGTTAACAAATTGTTAAATCTTTCGTATAAAAGAATTAAATAAAATAAATAATAAAACAAGCTAAACCGGATACTATGCGTGCACGTTTTTGTACTGAGATAGGGTTAATTCTTTCTTTTTAGCTTCTATCATAATATCTACATCTAATCCATAAGTATTTATATATTCTGAAATGTAATCTGAATGTGCTTGTGGTTTAATCTTATCATTCTCTTCGTGTAATGATTTAGATTCTGAATAATGAACTACAGGCTTAATATCACCCCAAGTACTAGCTGCAAGTTTAAGAGCTTCTTCTTCAGTTAAACCGCCTGTACAGAATTTATGATGATGATAATCAAAAACAATTGGAATACCGATACGTTCGTGAATGTACATTAAATCTGTTACAGAATACATACTAGCCTTATCATCATTCTCTACTGTCAATCTGTTTTGTGCAGATAGAGGGAGTCTATCAAAGTTCTTACAGAATCTATCCATAGCAGTAATCTTATTACCATAAACACCATTACAATGGATATTAATCTTATTGTATGGAGTTTGTGATAACCCCATAAGGTCGAACACTTCAGCATGGTCTGTTAGTTCATTGATAGTATTTTGTACTACACTATCAGTTGGTGATGGTAATACGTTGAATGGGCCAGGATGAGTTGTAATACGTTGACCGTACTTAGTAGCAAGAGCACCAGCACCTTCTAATAGGATTTTGATACGATTGGCATGTGGCATATCTGATAACTTATATTCAGAATACCACGGAAATAAACCTGAAGTCATTCTAAAGAAGTTAATACCATTTTGATGATTCCATTTGATAATCTCAATCAAATCTCTACAATTCTGAATGGCCAGCTCTGATGCGTATTCTACACCACGCTCTTTGAACGTTCTCTTAATCATACTACGATTGGTAGTAATTTTGGGTTTCTGTGAACCCAATGTTTCGTTGATACATGCGTATCCTAAATTCTGCATATTGTTTATTTTTAATGTTTAACTATTAATTTTTATTACTATGTAAATGTAAGATTAAAATGTGGTATTACCAAACTTCCAATGTTAAGAAATTGTTAAATCTTTCGCATAAAAATGGGGAGCTTAATTAAAAGCCCCCCATATGGTTAAGTTGATGTAATATTTTCTTCTATAGATTCATCATCTTCTATAGGAACTACTTCAATAATCTCTTCGCAGAAATAAAAGTATGGTTCTTTCCTAAAAACCTTATCAGCTCTTAGATGTTCCTTCCATGTCGCCGTAATAGGATTATCACTAATCCTTATTTTTCGTAAGACAATATACAATGTATCTGATATGTTTAAAACTTCTTTACAAAACATTTTTTAACCTTTTCATTTATAATATTTATATCGGTAATTCTGTCAGAAAAACTGTCAAATTGTCAGTTAACTGAAATTGGTGGTCCCGTCCCCACTACATTATATGTGATTAACGCCAGGCCCGATTCTGCAATCCTATCTTCCCGGTCCGTTAAAATTACACCATTCATCATCATATCATGTGCTACTTTTTCTAAAACCTCAATCCGAGCCCCGGTTAAGGCAAGATACCCATCATCATCATATATTGCAGTTACTTCTTGTCGTATTTCCGATTCATTGTCATCAAACTCAAACTCAAAGTCTGGGAAATCCATCTCCTCAGAGCCATCTAATTCAAAAAACCCATTAGAATCAGCCCCTATAAGTAAATCATATAAATATAATAACTTATCCTCATCCTCTAATGTATTAAAGAATTTAAATTCACTATTATCCCAATAATCATCTTCGATTGTTGCCATCATAATATCCCTTATTTTCTATAAAAATGCTATTAGCTATATAAGTTGGTTCGGAATACAATTCTTTGAAGTACGGTTCTCTAAGAACATACAACTTTAATGCGTTAGCTATTGCATCAGAATCGTTTTCTGATGTTAATATGTCTATTACTTTAGACTTGTACGGTTCGCTGATGTCGTTTACTTTCATATATATAGATATCTATTTTATCCCTTTTGTCTTATACAATTTGTTTAAATATTCTAAAACATCTTTGGATACGATTGTTCTCTTAGTAGAAATGTGCTCAGTAAGCACCTTTAAAAATTGGTGTAGATGTAAGAATGCCTCTGTAGTTTGAATATCATTCTTTAATATTTCAATACGAGCCAACATCTTACGAATATAATCATCTGATGCTGGAATATCATTCTGTAAATATAACTCAATCATATACCGCTCAGAAAACCATAACTGTGGTTTCTGTTCAGCTGAGAAAGTTTTCTTAAATACAGTATTCACATACTCATCTAATAATAACACCTCAGGAATAGTGTCGCCAAATTTCTTATATGAAACCCAATCACGAGCCTCCTTCATTTCAGCATCACCATGCCCAAGTTGTTGAAACAGTTCATCTGGTTTCATATTTATCCTTAATTAGTTATTAATAAATATAAACCCATAGTTAAACAAACCTATTTTTTACGTTTATTACGATTGGAAACTCTATTGAATTTCTTTTCATCAAACGTATACCCGGTTCTAATTGGATTAGTTCTCTCAATATTTTTATCGATACGAACAATCTCCCCTAGCCAAAACCATGCCATTGCAACTGATTGTTGTGGTGGTATCATATATTGGTCAAGTAAAGTATTACCCTCACCATCCGATACAATAAACTTACCACTGGCGTTCATCTTAGTTGATGCTAATGGGTATTTCTTTAGAACTTTGTTTTTGATTCGTTTAAATTTGGATTTATCTATTATCATTATTGTTTTTTTAAAAAGTGTTTTGTAAATGAACTATTAATATATGTATCAACACCATCGGTGACATCAACATACACATTATCGTATGTTCTACCATCTTCGGTTTCAACGAGGTAACGTTGACCAGCTTTCACTAAAGTTTTCTCTATTATTATTCCAACCTTTAACGTGTCGAATGCTGAAACGATGACTGTGTCACCGGATGTGTACTGAGTTATCATTACTTTATAACCTTAATAATCTTAGTTTCATTAACATGCGTTACTTCAAACTCCAATCCATCAGTTTTAAATTCCTCATGCACCTTTGTTTCTGCATCTGTTACGGATACTGCGTTTACACAATACTGTTCTACGATTTTCTTTTGGCGACCTTTATCATCTACCATTACTACTTTTACTTTTGCGATATAATATTTCATAATTGTTTTTTTTAATTGTTATATTTAATGTTAAATTTCGATTCTAATTGTTGTTCTGTAATAAGTTCGTATGCTCCGTTACACTCACCAAGCTCCATATCTTCACATATAGTATGGAAGTGTTGAACATTTACATCCGGATTATCACTTAGGGCCTGTTTACCGGCTGGTATAACCATCATCCAAAATGGGATACCCTTTGAAAGGTAAGTTTTAAAATTCCTAGGGCCAATCTCATCGGCACCTTTACCAAATCGTTCTCTAAGATGCGAGTAGTAACCCTCATCCATTTCCACCCATTCTTGCTCATCCATAAGGTAATCTTCTGCCTCATCCATAGCCTTAGCCATTAATTCTTTATCGGTATCCGATAGTTGATTCCAATAATCTTCCGGAATCTGATTTTCATCTTTGTTCATAATTGTTATTTTTGATTATTATTTTTAATTTTCTGGCTACCTAGCCAATTCACTTCACTTCCCTTATTAGAGAACCGTTCTAAGAATCCTATATCAGAAGGTTCTACAAACATACGATTTTTCCATATCATATCCAAGGCATTTAGTAATTCTTTTTCGTAGTGTAACTCAGGCTCAGCTGATTGTATTTCATACGTTTGATTTAATTCATGCATAGTTTAATTATTGTTTAATTATTAAAATGGGTTATTTAAAGAGTCATCAGAATCAACATTGAAAAGATTTTCCTCATCAACAGTTCCAACGAACTTTTGAACGAATTGTCTGATATAAGTTCTTTCAGATTGTGCTCCCCCAGCATCATCGAATAGTGGGTAGATTGTGATTTCAGCAGCGTCCTCCAATGTGAATCCATCATAAAGTAGAGAACCAATCTCAACTGCGGTACGAGTTGAAAGTGAATTAGTTAACTGTGGTGCGTCTTTCTTAACTTCTAACCGAGTCATTGAAGTGATGTTAGCCACATTTTCAAGTTGGGTTAAATCAACTGATGGGTACATCATTTGAAGTAGATTAGTTTCCTCATCCTTAGTTAAGGTATCCATTTCAATAATTTGAAACCTATCAATAATTGCTCTATCTAATTGTCGAGTGGCGGTGTATTCATTTCCGATGTTAGCCGATGCGATGAAGGAAACTCCATCAGCAACTTTCACAACAGGTGAATCAGCGGCCTCATCCAATCGAAGGTAACGTTGTCCCTGGTCAAGCACACTCATCAGAATGTTGTGAGCCTCAGGGTGTGCTCTGGTAATCTCATCCAATACGATAACCGTATTTGGTGTTTGAATCGCCTGAACAAATGGTGAAGGTGAAAACACAGTTCCTTTTTTAGTATCGAACTGAGTGTTTCCGATTAACGTTGCCCTGGGGTCTTGCGTTGAACCTAAGTTAAAGATTTCCATATGGTAACCTTCAATTGAATTCGCTGCTGCCTTAGCGGCCATTGTTTTACCACAACCAGCTGGCCCAGTCATCATTATATTTTTACCTCTGATAATGTTACGAATTAAATATTTCCATTTCAATTCATTCATAAATAACATTTGAGGTTTTAAATCCTTAGCTTCGTTATGAATAAAGTTAAAGAATTCTTCTTCTAATGGAGCCGCAACAGCCTCTGTGGGTGTTGAGTTCGAAGTTGATTTCATTTGGTATTGTTCCAACCCACCATTTGGTTTATCGAAATTTCCAACCGGCTCTGCTCCATTGAACTTCTCACCCGGCACTCTACCGAATTCAACCGAACCTTCAGTAAGGTTACCATTAACTCTAACTTTGAAACAGTACTTAGTTGGGTTGTTAGCCGAAGCAACTGCTCTCTTATAAAGAGAACTACCAACCTCATTCAATTGAGGTACTAAAAATTCAACTCCATTGGTATCTACCAATATCAATTCGTTGTTCGCGTTTCTAACAACTTTACAAAATACGCTTCTTTGTGCTTTACTCATAATTTTTATTTTTTAATTTTTATTATTAATACTATTCATTTCTGTCCCTTTCTTATTACATAATAAAGATACGCAATTTAAATTGGAATTCCTAACTTCCAATGTTAAGAAATTGTTAAGTCTTCATTTACCGTTTCATTCATCACATATGCTTTATCAGCCCATGTCTTAGAATTAACAGCCTTATATTGATTCTGATTATAAAGTTCAGTAGTGTCCCATAGTTGATTGATAACCCCAACTTCTAATTCCATTAGAATTGATTCATCAATTACTTTAATCTTCTTACCAACTCTAGCGAAAATGGTTAACCAATACTCAGAACCTTCAGAATTATTTGGTGAAAATTCAACCGTTTGAAGAGCGCCTTTCTTATACCCACTAAGGATACCAGCTTTAGATTTATTCAATTGAATATTTTCAAACTCTCTAGCATTACTACAAGTAACATAGCCAGCTTTACATTTGGAAATCATTCTGAATTTACCTTCTCTACCATCAACATAGTTAACAGTATTTAACCCACTCACATTTACAATTTTTACATTTTTCATATCTTAATTTTTAATGGTTCGTATTGGGATTATTTATCCCCCTTTCTTATTACATAATAAAGATACGAAATTTAAATTGAAATTCCTAACTTCCAATGTTAAGAAATTGTTAAGTTTTCCTTTGTTATTATTAACATCATTCATTTCTGTCCCTTTCTTATTACATAATAAAGATACGCAATTTAAATCGGAATTCCTAATGTTTTTCAGTTTATTTTCAAAAGTTATTAACAATTTCATATTGATATTCTATTGGAATAATTTATTCAAAGTTCTAGTCAATGGTATCAAACTCGCCACATTAATATTTTGTGATGCTTTACCATACATTTTTTTGAATGATTCCATCCCATATTCCGAGCCATAATTGTTAGATGATATGAAGTAAGATAAAACCTTTACACCAGCCATCTCCATTTTCTTAACCTGTTTTGATGTGTGATTCACAGCCCCTTCACCACCATACTCAATATCTGAATTACTAAACCCTGGGAAACCATCGGAGAAGTTTATGAAGTATGAATCAACACCTTTGTTAGTTTTAACGATATCATCTAAGATAGCCTCAAAACATAAACCTTCAGGTGTTGTACCCGTTGAATTTATATACTTAAATAGTTGTTGGATTTTTGTAATCTTATCCTTTCGAGAATCGTAAGCGATAAACATTAGTGGTTGAACATTCTGAATCGTAGTACCCTGAATTGCTCTGTAAGAAATCACCACATCTAAGTTCGTAGTCATTGAAGCCGCCTTAGCGATTGCAACGGCCGAAATTTGTGAGTTTTCCCATTTACTACCACCCATTGAAGAACTAGCATCAATTGATATGTGAACAAGCGCCGGATTATGTTTATCAATAATCGTTTGGTCGAATATATTAGTGTTACCCATACCAAGCTCATGTAGTAGTCGGCCTGATATTTTACCATTTTTCATTCGAGGTGTAGTTAACGAACGTTCTTCAGAACGTAGTTTCAATTTACGACCTAACATTGTACCAATTTGTAACCCTTTGTTAATTGAGGTCTGATTTCGTTCACAAGTCCAAGAATAAGTTTCTAACATCCCAATCGTTCCGGATTCAGCCAACCCTTTGGTAAAGTTACGAATAACAATCACCGGAGTTTTCTTATGGGCTTTCCAACTATAATCGGAATTATAATCAGAACCACACATCTTCTCTTCAATTCCAGCCTTAGATAAACTTTCTAATTTCTGTTGTTCAGTTTTGGTAACTTTCTTTTTAGTGATATCGCCGTTCTGAAACTTCTTTTGTTTATCAATAGCGTTTTCTAACATTTTCTTTTGACGGTCTGTAAATTTACCATCACCTCCATCAACTTCATTAGTAGCGATATCCATATTACCACCATCACCACCAGCCCCATTGGGATTGAATGAAGGAGTTCCTTTTTTAACAGAATCACCATCAGCATCACCTTTAGTTTCATCAGTATCATTGGAATCTTGCTTTGATTCAGAATCACCATTTCCTTCAGAGTTATCAGTACCATCAGTTTCAGTCGAATCACCTCCACCACCACTACCACTACCTTCACCATCTTCATTCTCATTTTCCTCATTCTCATCAGAACCTTCACCACCTTCACCACCTTCAGTTTCTTCAGGCTTAGTTTGCTTTGGTAATGTATCTTCAATGATTGTAAAAATCTCACAAGCCAATTCCATCACCTGTTTGGTGTTTTCCAATCGGTTGATATGTTTAAGGTCAATCAAATCCCATACCGTTTGTAACATTGGTAGAGCCTTTAAGTCACGATTCTCATTAATAATATTAACAATACGAAACATATACGAATCCCAGTCATCAGTTCGATATTCGGAAGATGTTAATCCTTTATCGATAATTTTAGCGTTAAAGTATTTATCATACATTGCGTGGTAGTAACCTTTATAACCGGGAGAGGTAGAGTAGATATAGTAATCAATTCGCCTGTCCTCAATAATATTGATTAAGTCTTTAACAATTCCCTGAACGTAAGAACGAGATTCATTAAAAGTCATACTGTGCTTATCTTCTAATGATTCCAAATAATCATAAGTGATGTGATTTGGGTAGTTGTTACTTCTTAAATCTTCTAAGGTAGTAAAGTCGGTTAGTTTGATATGAGAGCCCTCATGCAACGCCAACCCAACAGTTGAATCAAAATCCTTCCCATCCATCTTAGCCGATATGGTAACAGTTTTACCATCAGTATAGGAGTTACCACGCTCATCAAATTTAACTTCAATGTTATCATTGGTAACAATGTTAACGAAGTTACTTATTGCTCTCTTATAAGAGGCAAGAGCCATTAGGTTTGATGATTTTTGAGTTGATTTATCTACTAACGTAGTAGAGTCATCAGTTTCAAATAAATCATTACTAATCCAATAGCTTGAGTATTTGTTTTGTTTTTTAATCATAATTTATATTTTTTAATTTTTATTATTAATAGTATTCAACTCTGTCCCTTTCTTATTACATAATAAAGATAAGCAATTTTTCTTGGTTATCCTAATGTTTCGTGTTAATATTTTGTTAAAGTTATCAACAAGTTATTAACAATTTAGAATAGAGCTTTGATTAACTTCTTATAGTCTATGGATAGTAACCCACTAATAGATAACATCAGCGCCAGAAATCCAAAAGCCATTTCATTTAAAATGCCTTCGAAGTGTATGTAGTTAAGGATTGACCCGTTAAGGGTTTTGGTAGTGATTACTAAACCAACCACCGATACTAAAATTGCTTGATAATTTTTCATACTTTTTATGTTTTACGAACGAAGGTTAATTATCCCCCTTTCTTATTACATAATAAAGATAAGCAATTTTTGTTGGAATTCCAAGCTTCCAATGTTAACAAATTGTTAAGCTTTTAGCGAGGATGCAATTAGAGTTTTAAATTTGGTAGTAGACCATCCATGGTCCCTGTTTAAAAAATGAATAGGGATATTTAAGTTATCTCCCGTAAATGGTTTACCTATATAGTCATCACCTAAGAATCGTATATCAAATTCCCCATGTTCTAACAAACTATACAAGCTTGCTTCATATCCGTAAACGAACACACCATCAATGGACCTAAGTTCCATTAGTATATCGGTACGCTCATCTACTGATAATATTGGTGGTAATTTATTCGGGCGCTCAAGTGAAGGGTCTTTATGTAACATCACAATTAGGATATCACAATTCTCTTTACATTGTTGAAACATTTTAATGTAACCGGGATGTATCACATCAAAGTTACCTGCTATTACGCCTTTTACCATATTAATTACTTAGGGGTGCTTTAATTCGTTCTTGATGTTGGTATTGAGTTACAAAGAAATCATCTATCTCTATATAAGGTAACTGCTGCATTATATCTACATCGGGATTCCAAAACTCATCATTGATTACCAGTTGAGGTAAATCAAATGGAGTTCTACTAATTTGTTCTTTAGCCTGTTCTAAGTGATTTGAGTATAAATGTACATCACCTAAATTACCAACCAACTCATCAGCAACCATATTAGCTTCCTTTGCTATAAGTTCTAATAGTAATCCATATGATGCAATGTTAAACGGTAACCCTAAGAATGTATCAACTGAACGTTGATTCCACATTAGTGATAGTTTTCTTTTTCTAAATGTAGATTGAACTCTACCAAGATATTCATGGAATAATTCTCCATCAGAATTTCTACTGAACCCATCAGTTCCATCAAATCCAGAACCATCATCCCAAAGACCATCAGCCTTTGCTTGAGCTATAACCTCAATTGATGATAGTGGTGTAGAGTACATCTGAAAACCATAATGACATGGTGGTAAAGTCATTCCTTCGAGTTCCCCCACATTCCATGCATTAACCATAAGTCTTCTAGAATCTGGATTAGATTTCAGTTGAGTTATCAAATTATCAATTTGGTCTATACCCGGCTTACTTTGTTTCGTTGTTTCTAATATTGAGTTAACCTCAGTAGTACCACCCCAATTTCTCCATTGTGCTCCGTAAACATTACCTAACTCACCCCATTGTTGGGCAAATTTATCATTAGTTTTAATCTTATCAATGAAGGTACGTTCCGTTAAATAATTTCCATTAAATGATTTGTACTTTTTATATGCATCACCATTCCAGATGTTACATCCATTATCAACGAGATATTTAATATTAGTATCACCTCTTAAAAACCAAAGTAATTCTGTTACAATAATTTTGAATGGCATTTTCTTAGTAGTAAGCAAAGGAAATCCATCTGACATTTTATGCCTGATGGTATATCCAAATATTGATTTTGTACCAGTACCAGTCCTATCACCCTTATCAACCCCATACTCAAGTATAGTATCTAATAAATCCTGATATTGTTTATCTAATTTGTTCATTCGATTTCTTTAGTAATTCAAATAACCACTCATAATCAGTATGCTTTATTGTAGCTAATAATCGAAACGATATTAAATCAGCTACTTCTTTAGCTTTCTTATCAGTCATATTATTTATTTTTTAGTAATGTGTGTATTGCAGTTTCATATGAAATTACCAAACTGATTTTTGGGTTATGCCCCCTTAGTATCTTAGCGGCATCCATTACTTCTTGTCGGATACCATACCCACTTGCTTCCATCAATATTTCTTCGATTTGGTCTGAACTTGTCATATATGTATTTATTAATTTGAGCGAGAGGGTGGAACTGCCCCACCTTCTCTATACTGGAAGTATAGCGGGTTTCTCTTAACCCTTCTCTCGCATAAGAAAAGAACAATAGCCGGTAACACCATCGGGGAAACTAGCAGATGCGATAAATCGTCTTATATGCTTTAACCTTCCGAATTGCTTGAGCGGTTTTATCTCAATCTTCAATTGTTCTTTTAGAGCGGGAGGTTGGAACTGCCCCAACTTCTTTGTACTGGAAGTACAACGAGTTTCTCTTAACCCTTCTCCCGCAGTATTGAGAATAATATCCGGCGTTGTATTACCCGTAGGTGTTCACATCATCGGTTTTATTATGATTAGCTTCAATCATTCTCTTTAGTAGTTTTCATTTTAGAGAGCCATATACTACATAAAACTCTTTGGAGCGGAGGGTTGGATTTGAACCAACACCTTCTATCTGGAATGATAGATATCTTACCCTAAGACTTCCCCCGCTTAATCGATGTTATAACTGATTCATCTAATTGATTATCAATCGCAACATCCCATAACTCCCTCATAAATTTTAAATGATGAGGTTTTACATCAAATCCGAATTCATCATCAAAGAACTCATTTAAAGAACCGGTAATCAGTGCATCAACTATTTGGTTATCCCCATCATCAAAGTTTCCTTTAACTGCATTACCCATTAATTTCTTTAGGTAGTGTATTTTATCGGTTATGTTTATAGTATCCCACGTCATATGATTACAAATATACGAATTAATTATTAATTATCCTAATTTATTTTACTTTATTTTACTTTTATTTTACTTTCACTAAATGTTAACTCAATGAATCAAGCTCTTTAATTATTTCTTTTACAAATATACAAATTAATATCGGTTAATCCTAATTAAATGTACTTTATTTTACTTTTATTTTAAAAAATAAAGGGGCTTCGGGTCTTTCGAGGTTACTGCATGAATGACGGGTTAACCTTTACCACAGATGTTGTCAATTTAATCAGTTTCACTCACCCCTTTATTAATTTACTACTAAAAAATAGGTTTAATGTGTTCTGACATTAAAAAGGTGCGCTTACCTTACTTCCTATTGTTGTCCCACAAGGGCTCGAACCTCGACTCTTCTGCACCAAAAGCAGACGTGTTGCCAGTTACACCATAGGACAATTAATGTTACCTACAAGATTTCTTAATACTATCATACAATTCATCAGCATACTGTACTGGGTTTTCTATATGATGTTTAGCTGTTTCCATCTTACCTATTAAACACTTTTTAAAATGTTTTCCTGATTTACCTTTTATTAAAGTTTCTTCTGCACAAGCTTTCATCCATGTTCTTGGGTCGTTTCCCTCAACACTACTCTTTGCATCATTAATTGCTAATAAACATTTTACTACATCCATAATTTTCCTTTTTTTTATTTAGATTTTATTATTATTACTATTACCGAAGTAACCCCCCACAATTCCTATAATTCCAGCAATAGCAACTTGTACCAAATGTACGATTGATTCATCGGCTGGTCTGTTTTCTTTTAGGGAAATTATAAAATCCCCAATCACTAACATAGCTAGTATAAATATAATACCCGCAGTTAGAATAATTATTATCTTATCTTTCATATTTTGTAGCCCGTGGGAGAATCGAACTCCCATTTTACGGATGAAAACCGTATATCCTAACCGTTAGATGAACGGGCCGTTTGTAGGTTTTAACATAATGTTCAATAACGTACCTACTACTAAAGTGAGCCTTAGTAACGTATCATTCTCAGACTTCCTAAAATCTAAATGACTATTGCCGTACATATTAGGAGTCAGGCAATCGCTGCGGAAGAGATAGGATTCGAACCTACAAAGCTTTAACACCCGACTGTTTTCAAGACAGTTTAACAACCATTGTCCACTCTTCCATTGTAACTTTTAAAAACGCCTTAGAGTTACCAACTAATCCGACAAACGATTCGACCGGCCTCCGAGCCAATCTACTTAACAGTTCAATCAATCCGAAGATAGTTGAGGTTTAATATTAAGTAAATCCGTCATCCGTGAGCTTCGTTCCCTATCCTATGCATCGGAATCAGGCCGTTTTATCATTTCTTTTACAAATATACGAATTAATTATTGAATTTCCTAATTTTATTGACAAAAATCGTTAATTTTATTCATTATTTTCCTCATCATACTCACTTCCATCGTTAATACCAGACCTTCTGGCTAAACGGAGTGCTATTACTGATAAAATTCCACCTACTATTTTAAATGATATCAAATCACTACCTGATAATAATAGTGATATTAGTAGTATTGCTACTGAATGTTGGTATGTTGTCATAATATTTATTTATAATCTGCGGGATTCTTCTCCATATCTAATAATAACTCAGCATAATTAGCAAGTAATTCATCTTTTAATGTATATTGGTCATCATATAACCTATCACGCACGTCATCATCATCCCATACCTTCTCTAAATCGTACTCTTCCATATCTAATTGTAAATGTTCATCCTCATGCTTAGCACATAAGTGTACACCTACGAAATTATAACCCTCATCTTCATATGTGTTAGTAATAATAATATCAGATTTGATTGCTACCAACTTCTCAGTAAGTTTTACAACCCACTCGGATGGGGCATCCCATGCGGATTCCATCTGAATATTGATATAATCTTCTCCACCCTCATCAATCATTCCGTGAAACCACTTAGCGCCACAGTTTTCAATTATCCAACTCCTTTCGTATTCACCGGGATACTCATCCCCATAAACTCCTTGAGCTAATTGTTCAGTATCAGTATCGTACTGACCTTCTTTTGTTTTAAATATCTTCTCCACTTCTGCTAATACAGATGGATTACTATTTCTAATTTCAATGTAATTTGTAATGTGATTTGCCATAACTTCTTTTTTTAACTATATAAATTTGAACCTTCGAAACATTCGAAGTCCCCACGCTTGCTGAGTATTTTATTTGGAACACCAACTTCTATCCAATCATCACAACCTTTGTTGCGGGAATCCCAATACTCATCTAACGAACCAAACACAAATACCAAGTCCCAAGCTTCTCCATCCCCATAGGTTTCTTTATTTCGTTCATACCAATCTTCGCTTTTCCATACCTCATCGGTAAGATATAACATTAGCTCATCGTTCATTGTCCCACTATATGGTGGTGTACATTTTCGGAGTTTAATTACATCCACTTTGATTGGTTTGGTGGCTGCAGTTGTTGTCCAAGTCTCACACCGTCTTACATAAATCGGGCTCTGTGTTTCTGTTGATTCCTCACTCATCGTTTTTTGATTTTTCAAATTTGATTAACTGTTCTTCTATGTATCTAATGCTATCCGAGCTACCTACATACATTTCTGTTTTGTGATATCGTTTATAAATACGTTCAATACTCCACTCTCTGATTACTTCTAATTCAGGCACATATGATTTATTCATTCCCATTGTATTAATAATGTAACCTATTTGTTTATTACAAGCGTATCGATTTTCCAAGTCCCCATAAGCTCAGGGTGAAATTCCCAAAACATACCACTTGCTAAAAGCTCGTTATATTTAGATTCAGTTTTAATGTGTTTGTATATATCCATATTATTAAATACCGTATGTAACTACGTTGTAAATAATTGAACCACATATGAAAGCAACAGCTGCTTTTAATATCAATCCCATCGTCAGTTCGTTATCCTCTACTTGCTTATGAGTTCTACCCTGTGTTAAGTTTTTATCTATATTCTTTTTCATTTCTTTTTATTTAGTTATAATTAAGTATCCGTCTTTATTAGATTTAAATTCTACAATAGTTTTACCCATCAAGTTCATTCCCGCTGACATGTATGGTCCACCACTTGGGTCAACCATATCTATAACGTGTATTTTGGAGGTAACTAAATTCCTATACCCATCAGCGATTGGTCCGGGTGATATATACTTACCATCTTCATCATGTATACTTTGATGTACTTCAAATATAAATTCTTCTAATGATAATGAATCTTCATCTTTATTCTCACTAAATACTTTATATGCGTTTGAGTAATCATTTGGAAATCCACAACGAGCGTACTCAAAGTTACCAGCCCATTGGATGTTCCCATCCTTTAATTCGGTGAATGTAAATTCATCGTTATATCTATTTGTAATTGTTTCTGTTTTCATATCTTATATAATATGTAATTACTATTCTTTGTTTTGAATTTAGTATATTCTTTAGTAACCTCTACAATTTCAGTTACCATTGTAGTCTGCCATGTGAATTGGAAGGTGAATGGTGACATGAGTAAACTACACCCAATACCAATTTGCTCTTGCTTTGCTTTGTACGTCCTATCTTCATTAAATTCTAACCACATTACATCGGCTGAATATAAAGTTAAATCATCCCTCTCTCTTACCAACTTCCAATTATCATCTTCTATTGGCCTAGCGACTGTATCAAATAGCTCATCTAAAGTTAAGTGTAGCTTTTTCTGTTCTAATTTACTCATAGCGTTACTTTTATATTATTTGAATCCTCATTTGTTAAATGAACCGATGAATCGACTGTGTGATTAGTTGGTTCACTCTGAGCTTTCCAAAATTCATGTCTGATTACTTGAATCAAATCATATGCATCTCTACAGGTTTCGTCTACCTTTGGATTATGAATACCCCAACTCCCATTCTGTGGGTGGTTAGGTTCTTGTATTAACATATTCCTAGGTTGAACTAACATCAAATCTACTGAATCTCTAACTGTATGGTATTGTCCATAATCAGTTTTTCCATCCTTATCTATAAGTTGGTTTGCTAAATGTCTTTCAAATGTTGGGTGTTCTTTAATCACCTCAAATTGTCCGATACCTATCCTTGAATATAAATCTAATGCTGATTGAATTAATCTCAATTGCTTATTGTTTACTTCTAATGTTGCCATAACTTTCTATTTGTTTATTTCTAATATATTTCCGTTACTACTTAACTTACCGAATTTTCCATCGGTTATTACTGAGCCATTTGAAAAGATAGTATCCAATCCATCAACAGTTCGAGTCCCTGCGTTGATAATGTCTTTACAGTTATGTATGTGACCGAACAACTGCAGTTGAGGGTTGATTGATTTAACAACGTTCCATAAACTTTTACATCCACAAAACTCCATTACGTTCAGTCTATCAATACCCATATCCAATATTCCTTTTGGTGGTCCATGTGTTATAATAATATCTGAATCAGTATCAATTATACTAGCCCAAATTCTATCTAACTTATTTCTTGCTTTGTTAAATGCCCACCCCATTCCAAATGATGGAGTATATGGTGAACCAAATATTTTAATACCTTCAATAGTAATATGGGTATTCTCTAAGTAGTGAATACAATTAGAATCAAAATCATCTTTAGTCACCAATCCCTTTTCAATTGAGGTATCGTGGTTACCTGCTACAAACACTTTATGTTTAATAGGTAACGAGCCAAACCAATCGATGAACCCTCTTACTTCAGGTTCATTGGTATATGGGTCTCTTGGGTTAGAACAGTCACCACTAAAGATAACCATATCTATTCCCGTTGGAATTGTTAGTAAGTCGTGATAAGTATGTGTATCACTTATGTGCCATATTTTCATAATCTTATTTATTTAATGTATTTGTAAGTTCCTCTTTAGCCGTTATCCCATCCATCTTTGAGTGAGTTCCTATATGGAACGTTACCACTTCGGACAAGTCTAATGACCTGTATTCTTTCCAATCATATACTGAGAACGAAATTCCATTATCAGTTTCAAATCCAAAATCGAAATTAGTTTTATCATCACCACCGTTATCAGAATTATAATCCCCACCAAGTGATTCGGCTAATTTGATTAAAGCATTTGGTGTTGTTTTAATTACACTACCATGAAAGCTTGTTCCATTTAGAAGTGAATAGTTTTCTATTTTGTTCATAATTTATATTTGTTAATTAGATTCAACTCTGCCCCTTTCTTATTATATAATAAAGATACGCAATTTAAATTGAAATTCCTAATGGTTTTCAGTTTATTTTCAAAAGTTATTAACAATTAAGATTCTTTATTAGCACCATCTATAATAGCTAGCATCTCCTATAACCTTTTGTGCTATTTAGCTTTGTTCTGGTTATCACTACTATAAATGGTCACGAGATAATCTTTCGGGTCTTTCGAGGTTACTGCATGAATGAGAGGTTAACCTTTACCTTAATCTCAATTTAATCAGCTTTACTATTATCTCTTGCTGTAAACTCCTAAGTGTATTAATAAATTAGCTTCCTGTGACTTTACCCACACTAAACTCTCAAATGGTTGTCTTAACAGTTGTCCTTTGGTGCAGGGGTTGTGTAAGCCTTCCCTCGCAAATTGAGCATCCTATAAATTTATTTATCCAACATATTACAATACAGTTGGTACACTTGGTAGATTTATTATGCACATACCAAACAGTATATATTCGAACTTAATCTACTTTAACACAATTTATATTCTACCTTTATTTAACGCTAATCATCAATTAAGAATCATTCATCACGTTTGGTCATTGGTTTAACCTATTGTTCTTGTGCTATTTCCATCAAATTATCGATATCAGTTCTACTACACCAACCTACAACATCATCAGTAGAAGCACATAATTCACCTGTACAGAAATCACCATCTGAATTAAAGATTGCTACTTCAAATGCGGTATATGCCCCTAATGGAACTTCAGCTTTTGGTGTTGAGTAACAAAACTTCCCAGCTGCAACACTAATTTCGTAATCATTATCGAATACATAATGAGCTTGAATACCCTCACCCATCTGATGAGGTTTGAATGTTAAATCTTTAAATGATTTCATATGTTATTTTTTAATGATTAATTCTAAATTATTACCTTCAAACTTAATCCCTACGACCTCACCATTTTCTTCAGCGGATTCGACCTTCTTAATGAATTTGTTTAAATCAAATGAACGGAAGTGCATTCCACCTTCGGCTTCCCCACTAAATCCATCTTTCCAAAACACCTGCTCTTCAAATTTGTTATTTTCCATTTCTATTTATTTTTTAATTAGTAATCGGTTCGGGTGGTATCTCCCCCCTCTCTAACCTACAATACAAATATACAGATAATAGTTGAGACTGCCAAATTTCTAATGTTATCAAATTGTTAAGTTATTAAAATGATATTACCAATGCGGTTTTATACCAAACGAATATCACTTCATAATCTCCGTTAAGGAATTTATCATATGTTATTTTTATAGTAGGGATTATATAAATCTGCCCACATATACTTTGTGTTGTTATCTTCATAATTCTAAAGGTTGCTCTGTGTTATCAGTTAATCTAGATGGAGTTCGTTCCCAGCTATTGTATAATTGTCTGAGTATTGATTGAATGCTAATAGGTAACTTTGTATCACGCTTGATTCCACATACTTGTGGAACTGCGTATGTACCCGTTCCTAATTCTAATTGGAATACATCCACACCATACCTCACTATACGATACCCATCACAATTATAAGCACCATCTGAATCACACATTCGTTGTAACGCTGCTAATTGATTTTCTGTTATTTTCATATCCTTTAATTTACAATTTCGATTGGCTTGATACGTTGTAACAGATGGATTATATCCAATGCTAAATCAAACCCTTCTGGTTCTGATGCAACTAGCTTAGCTACATCTTCTTTAATCTTACGTATCAAATCTAATTGACCTTGCTTATACATCTCTTCCATATCTTATAATTTATAATCTTTACTTTTTCTATTATACAACTCATCTAAAAGTTGATGAGCTACTTCTTCTGAAATTTGATTCGTACTGTATAACTCAAATATTAACTTTCTCATAGTTTACTTTTGTTTTAATTTAGAAACTATTAGTTTGTGTATTCCATTTAAAATCCTCAACCCATATAGGAGTCTTATCACCCATATGTGCGTTGAATGTATTAAACTCTAAATACTCAACTGCTTCCACCTCATCCATTAAATCATCCACCATCAGCTGGATACATAAGTTCCGAGAGTACACCACTTTCCATAGGTTAGGTTCGAATCCAATTATACATTTATCAAACCCATCCGCAAATAGAATGGTATCAGTATCACCGTAATGTTTTAATATTTCTGCTTTCATAATAATCTTTGTTTTTTACTGTTTTATTTATTTCAACGGAATGGTTATAGTATTCAATCATCGTTCTAAGTACGATTCTCATCCGTGGGTGTTTTCTTAGTTCCTTATATAAATCGGAAGGGTTAATGAAGTGAGAGAACATTTCCGTATCTATGAGATTATTTAATCGGAATGAACCGTACTCTACTATAGTATCTTCTCTATTACAAACCAATTCCCATTTACCTTGAATCGGGCAGTTAATCGAACATGGTGTACCGATACAGTTATCGGTGAGTATCGCTAAACACTTCCACATCCTACTACTTACTGTTGGTCCATAATCACTCTTCATACCCTTACTCAATTACGGTTGTACTGTTCATCACAAATCCCATTATAGGTCTGTGTCCGTTAACGCTATTGTATCTTTTCTCTAACAACTCTTTTGAAAATTGTAGTGCTTCTAAATCCTTCGTTTCACTTACCCAATCTACAAATAATTTGGTTAATAATTTACTCTTCAGTTTCTTTACGATTCCCATAGGTTATTCAGTTTAGTTAATTTTAGTTTGTGTGAAAAACTCATTGCCATTCGTTTCTCTCTTTTGAAATGTTTAGATAGTAATACCATTACATCATCAACGGCATCATAATCATTCGTACATTCATTTGTAGTTAGTACAATCTGTTTGGCTAACTCTCTTAATTCATTCCCTTCGACTTTCTTTCTCATATCATTAAACGGTTGTGGTAGATTCATTCCAAATTGGTTTACCTACATTATACATTAGTTGAGTATAGAACTTTAATGCGTTAGCGTTAATGTAATCAGCAGAACCTACTGCTCTCATTAAATCATTAGCGACAACGGCTTGTACAAAACTACCACCTTCATATCCAATACCCCATTTGGTACATAAAATACTTGCTCCGGTATCAATAACATGCTCTACACTATCTTCAAATAATTTATGAAGCCCAACATGCATACTATTATCATTGAAATAATCTCTAACGATTTCCCAAACCATTTCTCTTTGTTCTTCTACATCTATCATTTTAAATTTTTTCATCTTATTTTCTTTTAAATCCATTGCTTATAATTTATTCATCACCGAAAGCTTCTGTCCACTCTTCTGGTGTAATACCAGAGATTAGAAACTCCCTTTCGTTTGGAGTTACATTTGGAAATATAAGTTGGGTTAATTCCACACCTAGTTCATATCGTTTCATTTGGTCGGTAGTTACATCCATATCCATTGTATGTGTAACACCCGATAACATTGATTTCTTAGTAATTTTCATTATAGTATAGTTTTACGTTCATTATATAAAGATGATACCTCATTGAGATTGGAACTCATCATTAACTGTCTTAACATTTGTTCTTTCATACCAACCTTCTCTATAATGTATTGTAAGGTTTCACCATCTACACAACTTAAATTATCAGTTATGTGGTTCAGTAATGTGATTATGTTATTCACATTAATCTCAGTTTCGTACTCTTTCATTTGTAATGTTTTCATATTGTTATAGTTTAATAGCATCCAATGCTTTCCAAGTTCCTTCGAATCCAATCATATCTACTTTAGCTAATTGGGCTTTATCGATTATAGTTTTATCCTCTTTGGATAATGTATCCCACCACTCTTGGTTTAACCCTTCTTCTATAAGGGATACTCCATCCTCTGGGGAGAATGCGCCTGAAATTTGAATTGGATAAACGATTATGTTATCGGTATCTAACCAAGCACCTACCGATTTAAGTTCGGTTAACTCTCTGTTGTCTGTTGTGTATCTCATAATTCTTCTATTAAATCCATTATACTGCCTGTTGCTAACTGGCACTCATTCCATTCCGATTCCCCATCAGAGATTTCGGATATCGCTAGTTGAAACAAATCAACTACCTCTTCTTTAAGCGATGGGTGTCTCATCATCACTTCGTTTACATACTCATTTAACTCTTTTAAATCTGACATATATTAATGGTTTATATTCTGAGGTATCTTATGGGGATACAACTAACCCGTTTTCTTATTACATAATAAAGATACAACAATTGTATCGGTATTCCTAATTTCTAATGTTAACAAATTGTTAAGGTTTCATTATGAGAATAATTTATAATTATCCTCTTCCTTATATGCAGCTACTTCGTATGGGTGGCTGGAATAAGAATGACCCATAGTATAGTAACGTTTCATCCAGATAGGTGACTGAAGGTAATGTTGATACTCATGCACTAAACATTGAATGATATGTTTTCTACTAACCATCTTAGGGTAATAGAGTACAATGGAATTATCTATCCTATCGAATTCAGCCTGTGGTGAATCATCACCAGTCGTTCCATCATCATCCTCACCACTTAACCTTTCATAGATACTTCGTTCGTATTCTACATAAGGTGTTTCGGATTCGAATTTAGATGTACCATAGTAAT